TCGTCAGCCATGCCCCTGTACATCTTAGCCTGTACAGGAGTCATCTCGACAGGGAACGGCTGACGGATGATCTCCGGTAATCCTGTGATGGGCTGCGAGAGGCGCAGGATGGTGTCCGCAGTCTCATTACGGAACTGCTGGGTGTTGCGTGCACCACCGATGTCAAAGCCAAAAGGGGTCCTGGTGACGAAGGTAAAGGTATTCACGAATCGCCAGTAGCTCTTGAACCTCTTCAGGCGTAAAGCTTGTAACGCGGGATAGAAGTCTTGCCGCCCACGAGACACACCTGTGCCAGTTGTGAACACAACGTTCGGTATATGCTGGCAATACTCGATGATGCACTTCGACGTGGGCGATTTCCGATTGCGCAGATACTTTTGACATTCGTCACCTATCAACATAGTTGGGCCGGTATGAATGTGATCGTAGTCAAGCCTGAAGGTCGCAACCTTCGCAATAATGACCTTCCAATATGGGTCGTTCCAGACCTTGTAACGCTCTGAGGCCGACATATGCTCGATGATGATCATGCGGTCTGCAAGATCTGGGCGGAACTTCTGCATTTCCTTCTTCCAGGTATGCAAAGAATTCCCCATGCACAAAACGGTGATAGTCTTGACATCCATTTCCTGGGATGCCTTCAACGGTATGCACGTCTTTCCAGCGCCCACAGGCAGTGGAATGAACGCTCTCTTGTTCTTGCGTATGAACTCTACGCCTTCCCATTGATAAGGGTCCAACTCGAAAGGATCATTCCACTGCACTGCGTCCCCCTAACTATTTGCCGATTTGGCCAGCGGTATTGCGACTGTTGCGCCCATATGACACGATGCTGGTGTTGTCGAGTGCAAACTCGTCAGCCCAGTTCTGCAAGCATGTCAAGCCTGTCACGTTGCCCGTCTTGATCCAGTTGGACGTGACGACTTGAGATGTCGCAGGCAGACGCGGATCCTTGTAAGGGACGCCTACACCGACGATGTTGTTGTTGATCGTCACATTGTCAGCTTCGAACACCGAGATACCGTGCCAGATACCGCCTTCGACACGATTGCCTGTGATCACTACATCCTGGTATCGCAGGTGTAGTTCGTTGCCCATGAAGATGCCTTGGGCTTGACCACCATCCTGACGACGGATCTTGTTGTTCGTGATCTTGATGGACTTGCAAGGCGCCTTGGTATTCGTCGTCCAGAACTGAATACCGTCAGGATGCGATACCAAACCGCTTCCGTCAGGTAGCTCAGGCCACCAGTTGTAGAGCTCATTGGAATCGATCCAAATGTTGCTTGAGCCTCCACCATCGATGGCATCCACCCGAATATCGTGGATCTTGTTGCCTTGGATCAGCACACCGTTGTTGTCGAGATGTCCGATACCTCCGCCGAAACGTTGGATCTCGCAACGTGTCACGAAGAGGTTGGTACCTCCACGCAACTGAACTGCACTGATGTTGAACTTCTGCAGTGCGTCGTATGCTGAACCGTCCATCAACCCATGAAGGCTGCAACGATCGATACCGGTATTGACGCTACCTCCGGCGATGATGTACGCAACCATTTGCCGTTGTGGGGCAGCAGTTGCATTCAAGTCCAGATCACGGAAGGTAGTACCGTAAACAGGCGCTTGCCACATGAAGTCGTTGATCGTGGCCTTCTTCGATAGATCGTCCGAAGTCACGATGACAGAATCTTTCGCACCTCCGACCGGTCCCAAAGGCTTACCATAATTGCTGATGCCCGAATACACTCCAGGCTTTAAAGCGACTATATCGCCGGGAACCGCTGCTTTCATGGCATTCAACATGCCATTGACGTCACTCACTACTGTCCGTGTCATCCTTCACTCCTCTGGTTGAACTTCCCTACTGTCTCTGGCTTGCGCGCTTTATGGCGGCGATGGCGGGTTCAAAACTGTGCGGAATGTCTTTGACTGTAATGGACCCGTGACCGCCCAATGCCTTGTCCATTTCATCGGCCAGCAATTCCCGCGCCTGTTCATCCGTCATACCTGGTTGTCGGTCAGGATTTGATATGTCAAACTCCGGATTACACTTCGGGCATATCGGCGCTTGAAGCTGTGTGCTGCACTCAAAACATTTGCTGCGGTCAGGGTGGGAGGCGAGGGCGGCGGCGACAAAACAGTCCGTCCGATGCTGCGCCGGATCACGGAAGCAGCCAGGACAAATATGATCGCCATTTGCATTGACGGTTTCAGCAACCAGCTTCACCAGCGCATCGCGCATCCCGTCACCCTGCACTGGGGAGAGTGCGGCATGATAAGCTACGCAAGTTCTGACAATGACCGTGTTTAAATCCAAATCGGCATAGCGATTTGCAGGTTCTTCTTTCCATTCTCTGACAACGCGCTCAAAAAGCACTGATACGACTTGCTTTGCGTTAGCCAGCGCCGCCACGCTTTCCTTGTCGGTTGGGGTGGTCATTTGGACCTCCGGGCAGCGAGGAAAGAATCAAGGGCGGTTTTGGCGTGGTTTGTGTCGTTTATGCCGATACCGTAGGTGAATAAATCATGCTTCGCCTTTTCCACTTCTTCCTCCGTAACCGGCGCATCCAGTATGGCGCGGAGGCGGTCGCATTCGGCTTGAACCGCACGAATAGCTTCAACGGCGCGTTTGTAATCATCGCGTGTTTCGTTCAAAGCCGCTTCCAACTCCCTGACACGGGAGAGAATTACTTGTTCGGGGAGGTACCCAAATTCATGAAGACCCATTCGGTAAGCGAACTCGGTAATGATACCAAGATCGCGCTCAGCCTCTTCCAGCTTCTTGGTGTGATCGGTCATTTGCGTTGCCAAGCCTCAAAGAGTGCGGTAGAGATCGAATTGTACACTGCACTGCCTACGCGTGCGGTAAGTCCCCAGTCGCTGGAATCTGTCAGCGCATCGGCGATTCGACGGAGCTGTCCTCCTACATAGAGGAGCGCGCATAGTACTGCCAGCAGCAGGATGAAGAAGGGGGCGAAGATCCATATCCAGTCGAAATATGTCATGGAGCACACCTCATGTCGTGACTGAATGCTGTCGTCTTGCAACGTGAGCAGGTCACTGTGACAAGCCTGCCATCATCTAGTTCGACTGTTGGCCCATTCCATTCATGTTCGCAGAGACGTGGGTTGTCTCCTTCCATCCCGCAGTTGCAGTAGCATGAATCAGGATCGAATGTCGAGTGTAGAATTGACCCTTCACCCAGTTCGGCCTGTAAGTGTGCTACCGCTTTGGCATGCGCTTCGTTCCGTTGCTTGCGGAGCTTTTCGAACATGGCTTTACGTTCTTCGCGCTTCCGACGGTTCGCTGCCTCGAATGCTGCGTGCATAGCCATGTTATCAGGCGCCATTGGCATTGAACTGTCTCCGTGCGATATGTAACGCTTCATGAATCTGGTCGAGTTGCGCCTCTAAGATCCGTGCGTGACGATCTTTGCGGGCAAAGAAGTCTGCATACGCACCCTCCCTTGTAGGGTTTGCAAACTCGTCCAACGGAGGTGCATACCGCTGTTCATAGACGCGGTACCAAATCTCATCGGTCACAGCTTCGCTCACAAGTCACCCGAACGATATGTGGAACCAGTGCTTTGCCATCCAAAGGATGACTATCACACCGAGCATCCAGCCCACCCCACCACCGAAGCCGCTACCGGCTCTGGCCCAGAAGTTTGTAGGCGATTTCTCGGCAATCCAGGCAAGTATGGCTTCCTTGGTCTTAGGATCGAGACCCTCTCCACGCGCCATATAACCGAGCGTGAATGCCAGATTCTTGATTTGATCCGGTGTCATTGGTATAATGCCCCTACTTGATAATGTGTTTCACTGCCCACATGACACATTCCTCGATCTTGATGAGGCATTCGTCCCTGGTCTCCGCGTTACGTGCTTCCAGGAGCCGCTTCGTAGCGATCGTGGCTTCGCGAGAAGAACCTCCCGGCATATCGTTGATGGCCATCTGCAGAGCATCGGCAAGCGCATCGAGCGTTACGCCAAACGCAGTAGGTTTGTTCGCATGTATCCAGAGCTGCCTACCAGCGTCTTTGATGCGCGCCATCGAGGCTTTTTCCGCGTCGCTCAGGACACGATATTCATGACGCATCACGTTGTTGACTGTGCGTGCCTCCGACGTACTGTCGACGAAGTCGCCTGGCTGCAAATGGTTCTCAGCCCCCATCTTATTGCGCTCTTCCATGTTACCCTTCCTTAGCATTGAAAATCTGTTCTTGACGAATGTGGTGAATGTCCCCTTGAAGGAGATCCTCACGATCGAACCACTGAAGTAAGCCGAGACTATCGCCGCGGTACTTAGTATCGACCAGTGTGTTCTCGATCTTGTACCGAAGAATTGTGTATCCGGTAGTGGCTAGTACCTTCAGGACACCTCGCATGCGCTCTACGATGTCTTCATAGTCACGCGAGCGTCCGGAAATGAATGCATCAGCAACTAGACTATCGTCTTTCGACATAAGGAAGGTTGCAGGCTTGAAGTTGAATGGCTTACCGATCTGCTCCAGCTTCGCATAATCGTCACCGCAGGGCTCTACGGTAATATGGCACTCGAAGTACAGTTCCGTTGTAGGTTTAGCGCCCATTATGCGTCCTCCATCTCATCGATCTGTGCCTTGCATTCTTCGATAGTATGCCCGTGACCGCAACGATTGTCTGCGGGCGGATCGTCGAGATACATGGGTGTAGGATCGTAATTCTCATGCACGAATTCATACTCGAACCCATGCACGTTGTACATGCTCGATGCTTCGATCTTGTACCCGCGGTATAAGATTTCTTGCACTAGACACCTTCCGGACGGAAACCCTTGAAGACGGGAAATCTGGGAACATCATAGCCGCCTACTTTGACGTACTTGTACGTGATCCTTTGCCCGAGGTATTTCGCCTGGTTCTTCCAGATTTCTTCGCGTGTCGCGAAATCAAATCCTGTGCCAACGCTGAAAGATTGTCCAGCACTATTACGCACTCGGAGCGCCCCAAGCGTGTCCGCCGGCACTTTACCAGCTTGATGCGAGCTCCGTACAGTCCTGCCATAAGCATTTTCGGTCGCTTCGTTTTCGTTCCGGTAGAGCTCTTCGAACCCTTCGATGATCGCTTCGTCATCCAGAAACCTCTTGACCTTGAGCAGTTCTTGCGAGACAGACGTCGCACGCCCATGTTTGTAGATGCCATGAATATATCGGGTCATGATCCCTTCATAACCCTCGTCAACGCACTTCTGCTCATATTCATACAGGGCAGACTGGTGATGGATCACTTGGGTGTCGACGAACTCGAGACGGTTGTGCAAAGCACTACCACCGTACATGGCGATCTCTTCGAACCGCTTCTTCAAGTTGTGCAAGCGCTCATGCTGAACGGAATGTGTGTCGCAGATGTCGAACACATAGTACTTGAAATCGGGTTCGCCCATCTCGCTGGTTACACCACTCATGGTAACGCGATAGTTGTCCGCAGCCGTTGGTGACCCCACGATGAGCTCGCCATCGAAGTCCTTCAGAAAGTCCGCATGTTCTTTGACCCAGCTCTGAATGAATCGGTTCCGGATGGGTTTCCAGGTACGGCTGACCATATGATCGCCGTTCACTACTCCGCGGATCCCATCCAATTTAGGTTGCGCAAAGCAGGGGTAGATCAATCGCTCAGGGACGAACTTGCCCGCATGCATCGGTTCTCTTGACATAAGTGCTCCTAGAATGGGATCTCATCGTCAGGATCCGACGGACGCACAGCTTCTGAACGATACTCAGCGTCGTCTTCGACGGGATCTTCTTCACCTGACGGCGGATTGTTCGATGAATGTTCGTTCACGATCAGGAATGGCCCCTTCTGCGCCATCTCGTTGGCGATCAGCGTAGCCGCTCCGCCAAAACGATCCAGATGCCATTGTTCGACATTGGCTTCCTGACGCAGAATTGTTTCCGTCACCTGACCGTCCCTCTCGGACAGCTTAATGATCTGTGCGGCAAGGTGCTCGACGACCCGTGGAGCCATATTGTTGATACGCTCAGCGGCGCGTGTATGCATACGTTGCACAGCCGCAGGTAGATCGTTGTCTTTGATATGTTCGAAGATCGATTCCGCCTTAGCGTAAGGTTCGCCTGGGAACTTTGGATAACGTAGTCCAAACGCGTACAAGTGATATTCCCCGTTAGCCTTGACGGTGAATTGTACATCGTCGAACGGATACATCTGCTTTATGTTCTTGCAGGTCGCTTCGATCTCTTTGAAGGTGTATGCAATCATTGGTCGGGCTTTCCTTTGAATGCGACGTGCTCGTACACGCCAGGATAGTTGTTCATGAGTACCCACTTCCCTAAGCCATCCTTACGGACGCACCCCTTATATTGGAGATCATACTCTTCAGGTTGGCCGTTGAAGTTGGAATACGAGTAGACGAAAGCCCATGATGTTCCGAACACCATGAACATAGCTTCACGCGCCTCTGTCGGATCTTGTGTGTCAACCTCGACGTAGTTACGGAGGTTCACACCGCCGAATGTACCGTAATGGCGCTGTGCATACTTGGGTGCTTCACTCATGCGGCTTTGCCCCATTGGATTCCCATGATCTCCGCGCAATCAGCGCCGAATCCGGATTCGATGGACTCTGGAACAGTAAGTTTGCGATTACAGCGTCCACACCTTCCCTCGTGCCAAACTTGAAGCACCGTCGGGCGTAAAGCACCTGCCAGCACGATTGATCCATAGAACCACTCGAACGCAATTGCACTATCAGCACCGATGCCGATCTTGGACTTTTTCCCATGAACGTAATCGCGACTCTCTCGGAAGATATGGCCGAGATATGTATAGTCAGCGGTATTGTCGGGTCCTGTAAGAACGGCGACGAACCATCCAACCGGACCTGGATCCTTTCCCGGGAAACCCGGAGCCTCCTTGATCCGATACGTGAAACGTGTACCGGTTCGTAAAGATTTGACTGTAAGCGTGGCATTGCCTGCGTACAAAAAATGGAGGAGTTGGGAATGAGAGGTCAGCTGACGCTTGTCTAGCTCGTTGACTAATCCGTCTGTGGGCTTGTCGAACTGCAGCACAACTGACCTCTCAAACTGGTGGTATCACTTAGTGGCGGCGCGTAACGCGCTTGGGATTCGTCACTTCGACTTCGGGTAAGCCACAGGTGACGATCTTCTTCACCTCCACGACGAAGACTTCCGCAGCACGTCCGTTGCGCTGGTAGGACGCTTTGGCACACATTTTTGCATGGTCCAGAGCATCATCTTCGTCCTTGAACCAGGTGCGCTCATTCTCGGACTCCATCTTCCCCGCAGTGGGGCCGATACAGCAGAAATTCTCGTCGTCTTTCCGTGACATATCACTTTCTCCTTGGTCAGCTTTGTTGAAATGGATCAGGTAATTAAGAGTATTCCGTTGATATGGGTAAATGCCTTGCTGTGGTCGGCATTGTGCTGCATAACGCACGTAGCAGCTCATGTTGTGATGGATCTTGCAGGTAAACGCTTCCTTGCAGATAGTACGCTCGCAGAAGGCACAATAGTGTGCTGTCGGATTCAACGGCTTCGAGCCATGCATCGCGCATGTAACGAAACCTATAGCACACACGTTACCGCAATGGCACTTGCGCTGTAGAAGGCTGATATGCTGGCGCTCCTCTGTGCACTCCACCCATTGATCCAGCTTCCGCTTAACGATCGAGTTGCCATCGTACATCAATAGCTTGTCGATCGTACGGAGGATCTGGTAATGCTTATTCACAGCGACCGTTACTTTATGTTCCTCCGTCAGAAACACAGTGTGCTGCTTGCATGTCACATCGCAGAGGAATACGGGTGTGGAGCAATACTTGCACAGGTGGTACCCTTTCGGGGCAATACGTTCGTTGACATATTGTCTGGCAGCTTGCCGACGCTCAGCACCCGTAAGGTTCTGGCACACGAATTTGTTCTTGGCTGAGGCTACAGCACGACCGAGGCTGCGAGATCCGCGCCACTTGTCGCCGCCGTCGATGATATCGTCAATCAACTTGTCGGTATAATCAGACATGAAACGCCCCTAAAGTGGATGAAGGGGCTCCTAGCATTTGGCCTAGAGAGCCCCTCTTTCCTATTTTCCCATTATAGCGAAAGTTCCCAACAAAAGCAAGAGGTCAAATGATGGTCGACCTGCTTTTATTTGAAGGGCTATTCGGGCTTCTCGATATTTGGGTTTTTGCACTCGACGAAGCCGGTGCCCCTCACGTTGTGGTAGGCTTTACCACCTCTCCAGACCAAACGCGAAGGATTACCCTTGGGATCGTCGCAGTAAATGCAACCCGTTCCCTTCTTGGCGTCGGTCGCCTTGGGGGCTGTGTTTTCGCTCATGTCGTCACCTCCTTTAGCACACCCACCTTATGTGGGCATTTCTCACACCTGTCAGCAAGCTCTTTCGAGTCATGCTTGTGTATGCGCTTGTTCGTGTTCTGATGGACCCAAGTAGCCCACGCCACATTGTGGGGGCAATACCATACATCTGGGTCTTTCCGGTCGATGGAATGCTTCTTCGAAGGGCGCTTGCCTACCACGGCCATGAACTTCTTAAAGCCTTCGCCATCGGGATTACTCTCGCGATGCCATTCCTCGCAGACCTTAACGTTTCTGGCACCATAGTGCGGATATCCAACATGATCAGGGTTTTCGCACCGCACATGCATCATCGTGTAGATGCCGTGCTCTTCTTTGTTGGCCGATTGGAACGTCTGCGTATGTATTCTGTCACCGCAGTGTGTCTTAGGCTTGTCGCGTAATAGGTACGCTTCAGGGACAGTTAGCCTCTTACCACAATCGCAAACTACCCTCCACCGTTTGCGGGTGTTGTAAGAGCCCTTTGTCGCATCGGCAACACGCATCAACAGCCTTAACTGACCGACGCGTGAGCCTGCGAATAGTGTTGGCGGGTTCGTCATATATTGCCTGTGGAAAAAGACCCCGAGCGATCTGCATTCGAAGAGGTGCGATGGGGTTTACACCTATTGCAGTAAGCACGCCCGGGGTAAGTTGCCTACGTCGACTGTAATGCCGCGTTAGCGGATAGTGGCGATAAACTGTTCGGTAGTACGACGCAGTGTATCGGTAGCAATCTGAATGTCGGTATTGGCGTATGTCAGCTGTTCGGCGACACGCACCTGTTGGTCGAGAAGCTCTACGCGACGCAACTTGAGTGCATCGAGATCCGACTGGATCTTGGCGCAGATCTCAGGGAGTGTGTACTCTCTGGTCGCTTGAGGCGCAAATAGTGGCTGAGGCTGTGGCGGTACCGCGGAAACGGGGTCTGGATCGCTCGGCTTCTCGGCGAGTCGACGTTTCATTTTCAGTGTCGCGCTTAACTTCGCACGACGCTCGGGAGTCCACGCAGACCCCCTCTTGGCTTTCTTCCTTTTGGTCTTCTGCATGCTACTCTCCTTGGTCGGGAATGAAATGCACGTTTGGGTCGCCCTTCTTATTCACTGTGAAGTAACAGCCTGTAGGACTACCCAATTGTTGCCAGGCTATCAAGATCCTCATGTGCTTGCATTGGGTACGATGGTAAATCGCACCTTTGCATTGGCATTCTGTCGGCTCGGTGACATAAGCTTCTTTGAAGTCACCGTCAATGAACTTGGAGATCGTGAAGGCTTTGGTATTCCCTACGATCGGCTTGATCCAATATTCACTGTCACCGGCTTTACTCATTTTGCGCGGCCAGTCTTCACCGCATGATTGATCCAGATGTTCAGGATCTTCGCGACTTTGATGCCTTCGGGAGTACTTTGCATGAGCTCGTCCCGTGAAGAGCGTATCAGATTGATCAGCATCTGATTCCGCTTATCCTTGGAGTCGGCGAATGACGAAGCGATAGTGTCAAGCATTTCGACTAGCTGCTGCGCTGCAGCATGAACTACTACATTATCGATTAGGTCGCAAACGAACTTGGTCGCTTCGTCCTTCTTGACTTCCTGCTTTACTTCCTTCTCGAGTTCCTTCAAGGACTCGGGATCCATATCCCACGGCTTTTTGTCGCTCATAGTGCGTTCGCCCTTTCTTCCCGCTTCACACGAGGTTGTGTAGGTACGATCTGCATCTTTGCATCGAGCAGTCCTCCGCGCTTGAGCGCGTTCAGGTAGTTATCGACGCGGCAGCGATTCATCTCGCTCGTTCCTTCCGGCCGGTGTACCCATCCATAGAGTCGTGCAAGCTTCAGTTGGGTCGTTTGCCCCTTCAGCGAGACTCTGAACTTTTGCCATTCCTCCCAGCCCTGGGAATTATAGACAGCAAGGTGCACTTCGTCTGCAGACCAATTGAAAACCTTGTAAGGCCATCCAGTGATCACTGCAGCGTGTGCATTGATCGCACGAGTGTCCTCATAGGCAAAAAACCTCCCGCGATACGACGCATATAGTTTGTCGTAAAGCTTGAAGTCCTTCGCCATTTTGGCCCTCTGCAATCTTACAAATGATTATAGCATAAAGTCTGTGTAGTCCTCAAGGTGTCAAATAACCGTCACCCCAAAGATTTTTACAGTCCTTACGACTCCGCCGACTTCTCGGCATTCTCATCGACGACCTGATCCCAATCGGTACGCTCCAAGTGCAGCTTGGTGCCGCTTTCGAAGACGCGAATGGGCAGTTCGTGGTTCTTGACGTACGTCGAGAGCATCTGGCGAAGATTGAACTGGGGCTTCTTGTAGAAGTCCGGATTCAATTCGACCACCTGGACTCTCCTCTCCAGGAACTCCTCGATGATCTTCTTGGACACACGGCTATTGCCGCTCTCGGCAACTTCCTGTGGATCCACTTCGCGCATACCCACAGGCTCCTCAGCACGCAACTCGGAAACCTGACTCTCATTACCCGACATGTTTGTGAACTCCTGTCACTGTTTCATGATACCCTATTATACAATAAGGTCTAAAAGGTCTTCAACGATAAACTGATGCTCGGAACATAAGAAAATAGAGGGCGTGACGCATAGCGTCCCTTGCGTGACGTTTTCCCTTCCACCAATAGCCCCATTCCTCGAGCTTTTGGTCAGTCACGAACATCTTGGCTTGTTGTGCCATTTCCTTCGAGTGGCTGCGTTTCCGCACCATCATCTCGATGGCACCAATAAGCTTGGGTGTGTGAAGTTCCGAGTTGGAGTGGCTGGCGCTTTTGAAGGTATAAACCCGGTAGTCTTCATAGACCACGTGCTTTGGGTTTACGTCGTCGATCAGCTTCTCGAGCTTGTCGATGCCAACATGAAGCGGTGCACAGGAGATCTGCCCGAATGACTTAAGGTTTATGCCATCAGGACCGATGTTCAAATGAACATATCCGGTCGTTTCTCCAGGGTCAAGAGCGAGCAGATCGCCTATGAACCGCTTATCAGGGTCGGTAACGTTTGCTTTGTAAAGGTCGAAGAAGTTCATTGTTGCCCTCCCCTCGATACAAAGTGAGCCCCAGCTGAGGGTTCAAACTGGGGCTCACCTCTTCACTGCACTGAGACGGATCCGATCCGCTGAGGGCAGTTAGCTCTGCGCAGGCGCTTCCGCAGCAGGAGCCGCCTTTTTGGCACCACCCAGCAACTTCGGATACTGCGCGGGATCGAGATCCTTGGTCGCCTGGAACACGATCTGGTAGCGGAAATCCGGGTCGCCGCCGCGCTCGACGGGAATCGCCTTGATGTTGGCGGTGATTTCCGAGCGGCTGAGGCCCTTGCTGACGAGCGACAGGATGTAATCCTTGCGGGTCATTTCCGTGCCATCTTCCAGCACGATCTTGCGCATATGCGCGGTCTTCTTCACGGCCGGAGCAGCAGCAGCCGCGGGAGCCGAACCATTTTCGGCAGCAGGGGCAGATGCGGCGGCGTTCTCGGCGTCCTTGTTCTTCACTTCCTTCGCCATTTGGTCTCTCCTTGTTCTGGCGGTTTTGCACTACGTGGGCGTAACTCAGCACTCCCATCTAGCATAATGAGTATATCACACTGCTTTGATCGAATCAACGGGGTAAATTATGGTTGACTCAATCTTTTTACGGCTCGATTTTTTGCCCTTCTTTTGCAGCGCCGTTCGTCCTGAAGGAAGGGAGCTTCTCGATGGTATAGGTATCCCTGTTACCATATTTACCCATTTCCTTCCAACCACATGCAATGGCGAGCATCTGCTTATGAGACTTCAGATATCGTCCGAGCGAACGTGTGTTCGTAAGCTGGATGCACTGCTTATACTCGTCCTCTGCTTGTGCCCAATCACTAATGTCTGAGGCATCAAACCTCTTTCCAAGGTTTCTTTCCGACGATGCAAACTCTCGAGCGAACTCGCAGATGCCTTCAAACGCCCAGTCAGCGTCAGTTGTAGCCTGCATAGTAGCGGAGGCGAGGTAGTCGGGGATCCAAGTATCATCAAAGCCCAAGGTTCGAGCCATAACGATGAGAGCTTGTTCGACGTGCATGAGTCGATACTTAGCCCTGTATCGTTCGTCCCAGAGTTTGCTCACGCTACGAAGGAATCGGTGGAGAACGGTGATATGATGTGCGAGCCAGCGAACGCGGCCACCAAAGCGGTCAAGCTGGACATTGGACCAGCGGCTCTCGTACTCGACAACTTCCTCTCCTTTGTCAAATTCGATGATGACGCTGCGCTGCATCAAGTCAGCATTATGGAAAGGTTGACTCACCGCAGTGATCCCAAAGGTCACATAGATAGGCAACTTGACCAGATCTTTATTGGTGAAGTACTTCCGCATTTCGATGCGCGGTACGCTCTCCGTCACCAGACGGCACATTTCGTCGGAAAGTCGCTGACGCAATACCTTGTCGGACATCTGCAGGTTATCGACAACGTGCAATCCGCCTGTCGAGCAGATGCTGGCGTACCAATCTTTGAGGTCGTTCGGAGCATTACGCAAGGCAGCAGTCCCAATCAGCGTCAACAGCCGCAGTTCGTAGAGCGAGCTCTTACCCGAGCCGGGCTCTCCGATGGCCATCTCGATGGGCAGCTGCGTTCCTCTCCACCTGTTTAACCAAGGGGACAGGTAGAAGAGCATCGATAGGAGCTCTACTTGGTGCGGCTTTTCCTTGAGACGGACTTGCGAGAGGACTTGCGGCCAGAGCGGCTTGTAGGGCTCTTTGAGCTGTCGTTCACATTCTCTGAGAAGGTCAGCTGCAACGATAGGCTCGACGAGCCCCGACTCGAACAAGACGCCGTCAGACCCGTTATTGCGCACTTCGAACGGCTTCGCAGCATTTCCGCTAACAGCAAGGTATTGTCCGTCGTTAAGTTGGTAACAGATAGTGTCACCTTTAACGGCAATGACCTTAGAGGGCTCAGCCTCTCCGATAGGGTCTTCCGATGTGAAGAGCGTTGCGAGCCAGGTAAGAACTCTAATGTCTGCAGGTCCAATTCCGTAAGTACGCCAAAGATACCGGCTGAATGGGGTGTCGATGAGGACATCTTGTTGATTCCTTCTTAGTGAGGCATCCATAAGGGTGCGGGTAGCGTCATCGAAGAAGAACATATCGCCAGTGTTCTTATTGCGCAACCGACTTCCACGCATGTCGAGATCCGCCAGTACGCAGATCGCCACCTGTTGCACTTCCTTCCGCTGGAGCTTACCCGCAACTCCGAGTCTCTTAGCGATATATTCCTGTACATTAGGATGCTGTGGGAAACCCTTCTTCTTGGCGAGCGTGGCAGTGACCAGCTCTTGGAAAGCGTTTCTACCCCGTTGTGCCAGATAATCATCGATGCCTACCTTCTCTTCCTGTTTAGGGAGGATCAACTGCTTGATCTTGTGGAAGCCTACGCCCTTGTAGCGTACTTCGAATGCCAAGTTGGCCAAGGCTCTTTGCACAGGGAAGCTCACCCCGTTGACGTCAGAGTCATAGCAGAAGATCACGAACAGATTGCGGGACACTATCAGATCTATAAGAGGCTGTAAACCATGAGCTAGTTCCGCCTCAAATTCGACGGCATCCTGCAATTCGTTGGTCATCTTGACGGAGATCTGGTCTTTCCCGGGAACTCGCGAGAACTTCGTCCCTTCAGGGAGTGTCATCGTGCGGTTCTTCCAAGAGTCTACACCACTCAAAGCGACACACGGGAAGCCTTCCTTGAAAGCTTTGGCAGCCTTCTTCTCTCCCTCGGTAATGATCACATACCCTTCCTTCTCGATCAGGGCTCTCACCCCTTTAGGGAAGTACAGGTAATTACCAGTGTTCTTGACTTGTTTGTACTTAGGCTCGAAGTCAAACGCTCTCACCCGATAAAAGGGGATTGGCTTGCCATCGATGTCGTAATAAGGGATCTGGTACCCTTGAATCTGGGGCGGAATGTTACACGCCGCTCGTTCTGGGTTGCCAAATTCACTCGCACGGATATCAGAGGGAATCAACCCTGACTTCGCGAGGTCTTCCTCTATGCGATGTTCAAGCATGGCTCCGCCGTATGTGCTAAGACTGTCGACCCATTGTAGGCACTAAGTAGTTTTGAAAGTTGGCTTGGGTTCGCACAGGCTTAACACTTGGCTACCACGGGAGCCGGCCACCGCGATAACCTCTTCCTTGACGATCCCTTCATCGATCATCTGGCGTAGGATAGGATCCCACACGGCAGTAGGAAGTGAACTACCAATACCTACATGCAGCATTGCACGGGATATACGTGGGTACAGACTGAAGACCTTGGAAATCTTCTGACGAATGGCGTCTTCGCTCTCGTTGGTCATCAATCTGCCCCTAGCGCTTACAACAAGTATACTACAATACAACAAGGAAGTCAAGTAAAACTTTGTACAGGTTTACTTGACTTCTACTGCCTTCAGCGACGTCCTGAACTCCCAGTACTCGCTGACCTTCTTGAAGTCGTCGGCATCCAACTGGGCTACGGACTTTCCAAGACCCGCAGCAAATGCCTCTCGATTGGTCAGGTATCGTGAAATCGCATCCTGGTCCGCGATGAGCTTGCTCACCCATTTGAATGCTCCTTGGTATTTCTCGCCGGCGATCGGAGCGTTCTCGCTCTCCTTGCTCTGCGGTGGGATGAAGTCGGTGCCGATCTTGTCCTTCAGAAAAGTGGACAACAGCTTCTCGTAGATCTGCCGCGGTTTGATTTCTGCACGGATCTCACCGAGTTCATCGACAATGAAGCCCGCCGTCGCTTGCGATAGAGCAGGGGCTTTGAAAGCGTCTCCCGCCATGTTGTCATAATAGCGCAGGGTATCGACCAACGCGTTCAAGAGTGCGCTCTCAGGATCGCTGGTCGTAATGTGACCCTTCTCGATCGCAATCAAGACGTCGGTGTGCTTAAGTCTCTGCATCGGACTTCTCCTCCTTGAGAGCCTTCGGGGCTATTGCCAGTAAGGGGACGATATCCCCTTCGTGGAACTTGTTGTCTTCGCGGTAGCATTCGAACTGCCCAGTGTCAGTACGCACCACCAAGGTATCGCATGCTAACAGCCCCAACGCTAACAGTTCCGGTAGCGGTAGGAAGCTGTTGAACAGCAGGTATTCGTTACTGAAGTCGAAGTCGGTATATGTACCGAGGATTCGACCCATTACGTCGCATCTATTTCGTTCCATGCCTTGTCTCCTGTGGTCGTCTGTAAATCACTACATGACAATAGTCGTAGTTCTTGTCATGCTGCTCAAGCCTGTTGTCAAGTTCGAACACCACCAAATGAGGTGTTGCGTTGGTCTGACGAATTTGCCACGGTGAGGGAAGATACCCATCTGGGATCTCCGGAATTGCCTTTCTGGCTTCATTGAACCATGCACGCAACTGCTCGATCTTCTTCGGTACCTTCATATTGGCACCGATGTCGATATGCTTCTTGAGGTGCACGAACCTAACGCGCATCATGTTAGTTGACTTTCGTATCCGTGTCTGGTAATTCAGGCGAGGGAATGAAACGGATGGTGCGTATCTTCTTGGCAGGTGACGCACCAGGTTCCTCGGTAATTTCGACGGATGCTGTCCCTCGGAAGAAATTTGCAACGGCATCGATGATGGTTGTGCTGCAGATCATCTGGACGGCTTCCATCCGTGCAAGGTCATCCATCGTGAAGCCTTCCTCTGTCTCCTTCGGTTCCTCCGCGCCTTCGATCTCGGGCAGTTCAAAGCCTTCGAAGCAGACCGGATACTCCGAGCAAAGGTCGCAGAGTGAGTTCCAGTTAGGCCACCCGTGAATGTGACGCTTATCTGGTGCATCCGCCCATATAGCTTCGAGGATCTGGTATATCGACGCATGATCACGTATCTTAGATGCAGCGTCAAGATGCAGGAGCGTATCGCCTCCCTTTGGGCTATCCTTGTAGATAAGCCCAACTAATGCCTCGATGGAACCGTTCTGACGCATCGCGTCGAAAATGCGCCACCATTCTTCTTTGGTTTGCGGCTCTTTCATGTTACCCTCACTTCTCCATGTTGATGCTGACGCCCTGCTGCAAGAGGATCAAGGCGATCTCTTTGCGGCTCATGCCCCACTTCTCGACACGTATGACGAGTTTCGAGAGGAGCTTGGCAAACGCCAACATCTTGCGACGCTGACGCACCTTCTGTTTTGCAGCGACGACTTCTGGTGCGTCGTTGAACCATGTCGGCAGCAGCATTACGTCACCTCTTTCTTGGTTTTGCACTTATGACCCAGCTTCCGGAGTTCCCTTCCCAGCTTGTCCCGGGAGTATAGCTCGGATTGCAGAATCCGTAACGCCTGGGATAAGCCCCTCGGCACACTTTCCGCATACGCGGTAGAGAATCCTCGAGCTATCAGGATCTCTCTCACCACAGCGCACGATGACGTCAACGATGATATGGCTTTCTTTATGTGAGCACTGCCATACCGTTTCGGTGTAGACTTCATTTGGCCCTCGTTTCAACTGCTGGTGCATCACGTTGTAGACGTGCTGATACTTGAGGTGCAGATGGTTCGCTACTTCACGGGCATTATACCCTTTGAGCTTGAGGTAGCGGATCGCTGCGGATTTGGTCTGGAAGGTATCCTTGATCCATCGGAGACTCGGCATACCGTTAGCCTCGACTTCTGACGTCTCATGGATATCGCCAAGGAACTCGTTTAGGTCCGCTGGGTCAAAGGCCGACTCACCTTGCCTCCTGGCGCCCCCTCCTCCAAGGGCTGTGCCTTCCGACTCGTCCTCGTCTCTTGACGGATTATGTTTATTCATCCTGCCCCTCTTCCTCTCCGCGCTTAAGGATTGCAGCCCCTTTAGGTGTAAGCCCTAAGTATCGTGTGTCGTGTGACGGTAAGGTGAACTCCCGTGCGAGGTTATGATTCCTAAGACCATAACGAATAACACGTCCAGTAGGTACAAATGCGGCGTCGAAATTGTCGACGGTACAAGAACCGAATGTGCTAATGCGACGAGCGATCCATTGCAGAGCCACAATATCATTCGGCTCCACGGAACCTTTCTGGCCGGTATGCCTGCCACCAAAGTTGATGAATCCATGTCTGTTATGTCGCTTTCGCCGTACACCTTTACCGGCTTTGACAACTCTCGTCATGGCAACGCCTTAGTAGCGGTTGTGATTGATCAGCGTAAAGACGCCGAGGATTGCCCCGAGCACAATATACCAAACAGCCACAAAGAGTCCCCAAGCTCCGAAGCCTAAAATCCCTGCCATTACGATGGCAACGTTCGGAAACCCTGCGTACATCGGGCCGAGCTCGTTCAGGAGATATCCTGACAAGAGCCAAGCGCAGGGCATCGCTACGATGAGGGAGACTACCAAGACGCCTCGTTCAGCGCCGCTCATCATCCTGCGATGCACTGGAACACGTGGGTGTAACGGCTTATCGAGCATTCTGTGGCCCCTTCTGTTGTCCTTGATATTTCCCGTTGTATGGTTGAACAGCACCGTCGACCAATTCGAAGATGACCTGTGCTATCGGGTCAAGCATTTCGATCGTGACGTGCATATCGGAGTGGTTGACGATCTCTAATGTTAGATACCCGCACCATCCAGGCTCGATGACGGTATTGAAGACGGAAATCCCGCGTCTCGCCCAGGAGCTCTTATCCTTCACTAGTCCGATAACATCGTTCGGCATTATGAAGTACTCGACGGTGCTTGCGAGGAGGAATTCGGAAGGTCTTATAACCCGCCGACGGATCTCGTTGTGTGCATCGAACTCGACGCGAACATCATATCCTGCGGGACCCTCGCCGTACGATAGCCGACGTGTATCGGCCTTCGTTATCTCTGTACGGGATTTATGGGGATGTATAATCCCCCGTTGGCGGATCTGATCGCCTGACAATATCATATGAGCCCCTCTTTATTGTAGTGTAGTATAACACAAAACTTGAGGGGCATCAAGAGGAATTTTTCGGTCAAATTAAGGGCATTATGCGCAAACGAAGAAGACCGCCAATAAGCCGAGGACAGGAATCGAGAGGCAAAGGGTACATACCCATTTGTCAAGCTCGTCCAGATCATTTGACATCCACACACTTGCACCAACATTGATGCAAAGGAAACTCACCAACAGAACGCATATGACCCATAGCGCTAGACCAATGCTACTATGTAACCCACCTTTAATCTTCCGCATAGATCACCTTCATGGAAGGGTATCTGACAGGGATGCAGTCATCTGCGGCTGACAACTTGGCCTTCTCACATTCCTTCCAAGTTAGCCAAAACCGATCATGGGTATAATCCTGTCCTGCATGCAATAGTACCCATACTATTGTTACTTTTACCATTGGATTGCCAACGCCCCTAGCAAGGCGATTGCCAGTACATAGGGCACCAACCACCAAGAAAACTGTGTACGCATAATCAAGCCCCTTCACAATGTTATTGGATTATAGCTGAAAGTCCTTGGAACCTTCAAGGCGTCAAATCGCGGAAGGTTCCAAGGCTCTTTTCGATATCAGCCGGACGAATCGACTTCGTAGGAATCGCCGCATTTCTGGCAGTCATAACGGTGGAGGCATCTGCCGATGTTCTTCTCTTTGAACTCGTGTACGCACTTGCCCCACCAGAAATATGCAACCTCGTTCACATACTTCCCATCGGGATATTGCCCTACGTATTCAGCATGGAGCGTGGCGACGCAGTAGCCTGCTGAACGATTCGACATCGTGTCGTCGAAGAAGACGTGTAGTGTTGCCCACTTCAGCGCCCCTTTGGCATTCTCAACTTGTTTCGAACCTATGTAAGCACTCATCCAGTTGTTGCCCATCGACGAATGATGACCCCAGAACTCGGATTCATCTGTCCGTCGCATATTGGGTAGAGGCCACGGAACGGTGCCGAGGGAGCTCTCCACTCCCAGACTCTCGAGGAGCCTCGACTCTTTGTGTTTATTGCCTGTATATGATAGCATATTACGTCTCCATAGGGTTGAGAACATCGACCTCGATGCTCGTTGCAACGTCGTCAAGGAAACGCCAGATCCCAGTGAGGTCGCTGGATTGAAATCCTGGCATCCCGAGGTGGTGTGCTTCGCGTACATATTCCCGGAAGCTTTCGCCGATCTGTTCGACAGTAATATCCGGAGACAGGATGACGCTTAGAGCATGCTCGATGTTTTTGCTCCGAGGTTTAGGCTTGATCGGTGGCATCGTTTGCCTCCTGCTCTTCCTTCTCGTTCTTGAGCCATTCGTCGATCTCTTCTTGGGACATCTGACTGCAGATATCGTCGGCGTAGCTGCCCGGGGCGTCACGGATATCTTCAGCCTGCGCTTCCCAGATTCGCTGGCGTGTCTCTTCGTCGAGCTTTTGCCATGGCGATTGTGAGTCAACGTGGTGATTCATCACGAGCCGTTCGAAGTTGAATGTCACGACTCCAGGCTCACCTTCGACGGATGTCGAATAAATGTAGACGCGTTGAAGTTTGGTACCCTTAAGCATGTCGATCGCGTCCAGCATGTATTTAGTGGCCAGATCGTCATCGTCGGCTTGGAACGTTTCCTGTAGCTGATGAAGACTATCGAACCTCAGGTACATAATGTAATTGTTCATGCACTCTCCTCCATGTGTTGATGCATGCTACTGGAGACTGTTGCCAATCTCCAGAGGGCTGCATCACCAGCTGACGTCGACGGTGATTTCGTTCGGTTGCGCCTTACCACATTCGCTGTCCTTGCGAACGTAGATGTTACCGATCTTGCCATCTTGCTGCGCCATGATCGGATTGCCGTTGGCGTCGAGCTCCCTGAAGAAGAGCGCTCCTTTAGTCTCACGTTCCAGGCGCATTGTGACTCGCATGTTTAATCCTTTCCTGTAATGGATCCGGTGTAATGGTATTCTGCAGGTTTCCATCCTGGCGCATCAGGATCATACGTGAGCGCCCTAATTGCCAAGATGCCGATCACGCCTACGCAGAGAATACCTGTGCAGACGAAGGCGCTGATCAGGAAACGGAAGATGAACTTGAAGATGTTCAGGGCTGCCCTCCTATACAAAGAAGAAAGGGTGGAGGTTTATAGCCCCCACCCTGTGCTTCATTGTCGACTTAGGAGGCGGTGTTCGCTTCCGTAGTGGCCGCCGGCGCGCTCGAACCCTTCTTCAGGTTCTGATTGAGCACGTTGCGGACGTGCTGGTAGCGAATCGGCTCACCGGGATTCTTGTCGGAATGCCAGCCGGCTTCCTTCAGAACCTTGTGGATCTCATTCACCTTGAGACCTTCGGCAGCGAGCGCACGGATCACGCCGCTCTTCGTCTTGTGCTGCGTGAGCATCGCGGGGATGTCATAGGTGGTCTTGGTGGGCGCGGGAGCGATCTGCCCTTCGCTGGCACCATGCACCTGGTTGTCGGACGCCTGCAGGACGCGGGCGGTATTTTCTTTCTTGGACATGCTACTCTCCTTGTTAACCGTGCGATGCACCATTGCATCTCACTAGTATCCCAGTATTATAAAGCATTGTCATATTGATCCGCAAGGATTAAATTGCGGTAAAAAGGCAGTCATTTTAGACTACCAGGAATATGGGGTGGTTACCCAACCCACATTCGCTAGGAGCCTAGGCAGCTGAACGTTCCGCCAGGGCTTTGGTCTTGCCGCGTTCTTCGGCGTAGCCCACGATCATCAAGAACCGCGAGACCATTAGGTCTGCACGACGCCTGATATGGTCTTCCGTCCAATAAGGTGTCGTGGCGCGACCGAGCGAGACAGTGCACATATCTCCTGCGGTATTGATGAGCGACACATACCAATCGGTATGCATGGCCACAAAGTCAACGAACAGTTGACCATAAGCGGTAGGGAATGCGTAGTCGTAACGGATCCGATTTGCCATGTTGGCTCCTTGGTTATGTGTCGATTCCGATTTGGGCGTGATTACCCCTTGACGTGAGGTATAGGAGGCTGTTGACGAAGGCGTCGGTCTCGTCGCGTTCTTGCTGCTCCGAGTCCATTTGGCTGGTCGCATTGACGACGACCATGCATGTTGCGAGGCATGTGAGTCCATTGACTTTACGACGCGCCTCGAACGTCGTGAAGTTGTTGATGAAGACGATCATGTCATCCGTCTTTTCGGACGGGAAACAGTAAAGGAGTTCAATTCCCTTCGACATCGGGGTCTCCTATTTGCTGCGGTCGTCGAGGATATATTGAGCGATAGTGTTGACGTGTTCACGGTACTCCAATCGTTCCGCTTCCGTGAGGAACGATTTGGTCTGCTCAGGATCCTGATCGAAGAACCCTTCAGCGACCTCGATGATGCCCTTCAGGATATGTGGAGGGTACACCGTGTACATGAATGTGAGGTCGGAAGAGTTGAGGATCCTCAGGAGCGCTAGTTGATCCATGAGCGCGTTGTTCGCGTCATTGATCTCCGCGACCGTAGGATATTTGACGGGTGTTGATTTGAACTTTCCGTCTATAATAGGCATAGGTATGTCCTTCTTTCGATTGTCAAGTTATTATACTATAAAGTCCTAAGGTGTCGCAAGATGGGTCTTTGCGCTCAAATGAAGGTCGTTTAGACAAGTGCCGTTGAGTATATGAACATATTAGTCAGTCGAGAAGCGGAGTGTCAATCGCCTCATTGACCGACTTTTTAGTTTCCTTTAGTTTCTTTAGTTTCCTCTTAACATAATATGTCGGACGTGATGTGTTGAAGGGAGGGTGGATGGGCTGGAACTTCCTTAATAACCCCTAGATGTCATGAGGGATAGACAGAAAATGTTAAGGGGAAACTAAAACAGTAAAGGGAGGCATTAGAGCTAACCTATTGATATCCTTATGGGTTTTTAGTTTTTACTTTAGTTACTTAAACGTCTTTGTTGACGAAAAAATGAAATATGACCGGACGATAGGACAAGTAAATAGGGAGGACGTGAGAGAATTCCTTGGGTTCTCTATATACTACATATCGATTTAAAACTAAAAACTAAAAAGTCCCATGTATATTGCAGGTCTACAGATCGGACACCCGAGAGCAACATATCGGGTCGCCCGAGCTGACTTTGGTATAGAGGAGGGAGAGCAGGTCGGGGACCGGTTAACATGGCGCTCCTCGCAACCGCTCTTTCCGGGACGGGGCGCTAGGCGGCGGTTTTGGACATGTCCCTTATTGGGCCCATACAAGGCAAGCTCCGCCCTGCTGGTATAGGGTTACCAACCTACCGCTCGTCCATTCGGATGTCCATTAAGTAATAGACCTCCTTTCATCTATGCCATATTATAGCATAGAGTCCAATAGTCAATCACGATGTCAAATAGCGGTAGACTCACAGAAGCCCAGGATCAAGGACCCACCAGGTCCGAGCCCGTTGCGTTGCTTAAGGCAGACTACGGGTATACCGAGAAACGCTATGTACGCCCCTCGGTATACGCCCTAGTCTGGGTCTGACTAGCCGAGGTTCTCTTTGACCCAGTACCAGATGTAGCACGCGGTGGCAGCCACAACCCCGTAGCTGACCATCTCTATCAGGAATGCACGCATGTTAGTCCTCCTCTTCGTCGTCGAGCGCCAGCTCCGACAGGGGCGCTTCCTGCAATGCGAGCCGCTTCTCGATCTCCGAGAAGTCATAGCCCTGCTCCCGGTCTTCCCAGGTATACCAAGGTCCAGGCATAGTGTAGTCCTCCGTAGGTTGCGTTATCGTACTCTCTAGGGTACGTGTATAGGGAGGTCTCTGACCCCTCCCTATACGACCTACCTTAGAGGTCGCCCTCGACCATCTCGGGGATGGTCACCTTCTTCAGGGGCTTGACCAGCGTGTTCCGGACGTGCTGGTAGATGATGTCCATCCCCTTAGCGATCCTTCCCCGCGACCACCCTTCGGCTGCCAGGTACCGGATGACCGCGCTCTTCTTGCCGAGCCGGGTCTGGAGCTCCGCGCAGTACTCGCGGTCAGCCTTGAGCTCAGGAGACAGTTCGATGTTCTTCGTCGACATAGGTAGTTCCTTTCATTGTTATATGGTAAATACATCACTTACCATACATATAATATATAACAACACAACATTAACATCACGTGAACAATAGTTCATGATGCGTTAATGTACTGTTCATGAATAATTTTCGGATACGGAATTGTCCGATTATGTCACCCGGTTCACTTGGATCCCAGATTTGTAGGCAAAATACCGGAAATCGGAAGGCCCGGCACAAAATTACCAAAAATTTTTGCCTAAGAATTGACTGGGCATGTCATAGATTCACTCTTGACGTCCCTTTAGAGACCTGATATAATGGTGATCAGTGGCATCCACCAGCGTGGCGATCTCCGACATGGACATGGACATGGACATGAACAATACGCAGACGGATCACGTGGCCAGTTCCAATCGCCCCGTCTCTCACTCCGTTTCTCGCCAGGAAATCTTCGACGGGCTCGCCAAGGCGCTCCCAACCAACGAATTGGGTCTTCCCAAGTTCCTCTATAGAGCGGATTTGATCCCTTCGGACATCAATACCCTCTCCGAAGGGGACAGGAACCAGATCCTCCAAGCGGCTGTTGTGGGCATCACCTATCGGGAAGGCTATCCAACCTTCGTCGATGGCAGCCCTATCTGGTCGCAAATGGACACGGAAGACGACGGGGATTATGCATTATTCCAGATTTACTTAGGACTCCCGGCGAAGTTCGGATATCGTCAGATGGCAGCGATGCCCGACGAGATCGCTCAAGTGATTCCAGCCTTAAAGTGTGAGACACAGGCCGAATTCAAGGGCTATCTCATGCACTTACAGGGAGTTGCCAGCCTCCACTTCTGGTTCTTCCGCGCGAAAGCATTCGATCTCTTCCAGAACGCTATGACCAAAAAGGTGCGTGAGCGTCGGATGTTGGACGTTGAGAACAGTCAATATCTCAAGGCAGATAACATCGTCACGAAGTTGGCCAACAAGATCGATGCGCTCTTCACTGACGAGAAGATCGAGTCCATGGAGCTGATGGACTTCATGAAGACCTTCAAGTTGGCTATGGACCTCCGCAAGGAAGCACTGGGTCTCGGAGGTTCTGGACGCTCTGCCAAGCCTGAAGAAGGTGCGCCGCCTCCGGGAGCTAGCATGGAAATCACCATGCGTCAGGTCGCAAAGACCACAGGTGCAAGCGATGGAGGCGGTAGCAAGACGGGCAATAATCAGTCTGTCATCGACATTCTCTCTCAGGACGAAAACGTAGCGGAAGCTGCTCAGGAACTTGTCATCCGTGTTGGTATGACTGGGCGTAAACCCACCGAATCCATCGTCAGTGAGCGTAGTCTCTCGGCAGATGAGGACGCTGATCTCGCCATGATTCACGGGGACACAAAAGAATGATAGAGCCCAGTCTCCGAGATATCCAGCGGTATGGCATCAATCCTGAGACCTTTGAGGAGCTCAAGCGCCGTATCAATGCGAGCGGTGGCCCTTCCGTTATGGATTCCGACTTCCACCATATCCGTGGAGGGCTGGAAGGAGGCGATCACAATACCGGTCTACTCGGCGGTCCAGACCCTGCTTTAATGCCCTTAGCGGGCAGTTTCAATGCATATCAGCAGCACCAGATCGAGGAAATCGGGCAGAACTTCAAGCTGACCCCTGCGACCCTAGCTTTTCGGTTGGAGAACAAAAGGTTAGGGCCCAATGACCCGCTGAAGTGGTATCCCAGCCCCTTCTTGATGTACATTTCCAAGAAGATTGCCACAGGTATCGTCAGGGGTAATGCACGGATCATTATCTCAGCACCGCCACGTCACGGCAAATCTCGCATCTCCACCATCCATGGCCCACTGTGGTGTCTGGAGACCTTCGCCAACAAGAACATAGTGACGACCACCTATGGCGCAGACCTCTCCGAAGACTTCGCACGAGCCATCAGGGACTACATCTACGACAACCCGGACGATCTTGACGTCAGGATTCGAGATGACGCGTCCCGCTTGGCAAAGTTCCTCACGAACAAGGGCGGAGCGCTCACGTCGATTGGTATTGGTGGTCCTATTACTGGTCGCGGTGCTGACGTTCTGCTCATCGACGACTTCATTAAGCAGATTAAGGAAGCTCTCAGCCCTACCTATCGCCAGTATGTTTGGGACTGGTTCACCACGACGGCAATGACCCGTCTGGAACCGAATGCGAGCGTGATCATCATCGCGACCCGCTGGCATCATGACGATCTGATCGGCCGGATCATCAAGAAGTTTGGCACTAAAGAAGAAGGTGGCGACTGGGATTACATCAAATTCCATGCAACTGCTCGGGAAAATGACCCGTTAGGCAGAAGCGTAGGCGAGCCCCTGTTCCCGCAGCGCTACTCGGCTAAGGTCTTGAAGGAACGTGAGACCCTGCTAGGGAAGGTGTACTACGATGCCATCTTCGACCAGGAGCCTCACGAGAGTGACTCTGACCTCACCGATAAGTCGTGGGTCAAGCGGTTCCATATCCGCCAACTCCCCGAAACGAACCTCCGACTGGTGCGTGTATGGGACTTCGCCGGCTCTGAGGATCTCAAGGCAGACTTTACAGCGGGTGGCCTCTACGCAGGTGACATACCCAACAAGAACGTTTACCTGCTGAACATGATCCGAGATCAGTTGACTCCTGCGAAAGTGCAAGACCTCGTCGAGCAGACCGCAGAAGCTGATGGTCCTGGCGTAGAGATTGTCATCTGCCAAGAAACGGGTTCTGCCGGCAAAGCGGTTGTGGACTTCTACGCCAGAAATGTGCTCAAAGGCTACAAAGTCGTAGGGCAATACTGGAACACGAACAAGCTCATCGTCGCTCAGCCTTTCTTGGCTGCTTGCGAAGCCGGCCACTTTTACATGTTGGAAGGCGAAGAGTGGAACGAGGCGTTCCTCACCGAATTCGAACACTTCCCCGCAGTAGGCGCAGGATACCACGACGACCAAATGGACACTAGTGCCAACGCCTATATCCGTTTGTTTGGCAAGACAGGGATGAAAACTACCTGGGGGCGTAACAGCAGAAGCGCTCAACAGATCCTATCAAACCTGCCTAAAGACCCTGTGGAAGCAGCTCTAATCGCCACAAAGGCGGCAAAAGCGGCGAAATCCTCGCCTCATACGCTGCTCAAACAGGGCAAATCCGCTTCATTCAGCACCATGCGAGGTGCAACTTTTGGGCGCAAATCGCGCGACTATTACAATTAGGAAAGGCTGGAAAATGCGCATTTTAGGCTATGAATTCGGCGGAGGAAATGCCGGTTTGAAGGCAAATACTGCGCCGGAACAGCACATCCACATTAATGATACGCAGAACAAGACAGTCAGCATGCGTACCATGGAGATGATCCGTGGCTTCGGCGGGCTGATTCGTGGCTTGGGACAGATGTTCCGTGGGAACCGTGACATCTATGAGGTGTACGGTTACAAGAAGCAGATCGGCTTCATGGACTGCATCTCGCGCTATTGGCGCCAAGATATCGCCGGTCGCATCATCAACATGCCTGCGGATGCGATCTGGACGAAGCCCCCAACGTTGAAGGGTGACGAGAAGGTGGTTGCCGTCATTCAGGATTTGATCCAGCGCTTCTCGCTCTGGCAAGTTCTCAATAGGGCTGACAAGCTTGCGGGTATGGGACAGTATTCCGTAGTGCTGATCGGTCTCGATGACGGCTTATCGCTGGACAAACCCGTCAACGCGAACCGTACGAACAAGGTTATCTTTCTCCAGCCGATGTCGTCGGTCTCTTGTACGGTGACCCAATATGAGACCAATGCGTTGTCTCCACGCTTCGGCCTTCCGCTCTATTACTCCCTTAACCTCCAACGTGGCGGTCTAGGCTCGTTTGCTGGTAGCGGAGTACAGCCTACAGGCTTGCAAACCAGCGCTGTGATCGGCGGTAAAGTGCATTGGAGTCGCCTTGTACACATCGCCGAGAACACCCTGGAAGACCCTATCTTTGGGTTCCCTCGTATGCAGCGCGTCTACAACCTACTGGACGACTTCTTGAAGACAGGTGGCGGTTCTGCCGAGATCTATTGGCTGAATGCTCGTGGCGGTTTACATATCGATGTTGACAAGGAAATGGATCTCGACGGTACCGATGCCGATGCGCTGGAAGCGGAAATCGACGATTATTCCAACAACCTCCGTCGTGTGATTCGGACCAGAGGTGTCAAGGTCGAACCCATCAACATGCAGATGGGTGATCCTCGAGCCGTCTTCGAGGTGACTCTGAACTTGATCTGCGCCTCCGAAGGTATTCCGCAGCGACTCTTGCTAGGAACGGAAGCAGGTCAGCTCGCGTCCGAGCAAGACAGGGCTAACTGGGCAGTCCGCATCAACGAACGGCGTACGACCTTTGCGGAACCCAATTGCATCCGCCCACTCATCATCGCACTGGCAACGATGGGCTTCTTCGATCTGAAGGCCGGTCTGTCGCTGACAGTTTCGTGGCCTGAAGCGTTCACCTTGAACCCGCTGGAACGTGGACAGACATCCGCTCAGCAAGCTCGTGCTGCTGCCAACCTCACGAAGGCTATCGGTACCCCCGATACACCTGCGACCCCGGACACTACCGACCCCGTTACGGGTGCAGTCATTCCCGGACAGCCAATGGTTCCTGGTACTCCTGGACTTGTCACGATCGACGAAGCGCACTCCATCATTATGGCTGCTGCACCGCAAACCGACAAGACCCTGGAGTAGGCAATATGGGTGCCACTGCTGAAGGACTACCGCGACCTTTAACGGACCTTGATCCTCGTTGGATCAAAGACGGTGACACAGTGGTAGGTCTGACGTTGATCTGTCCTTGCTGCATGAAAGACCGCCTGACAGTCTTCAATCGACCGACACAATTTCGTGAACAGGTCAGGTTAATGCATCTGACGATGCACACTACGCCTGAAGATGAGTATGACTGGCCTGTCAACTGGGTACCTGCTAACCGTAATTGTGCTTGGACGTTATCCAATACACAGGACTTCTCGAAGCTGACAGTCAAGCCTTCACTAGATGCATCTGTGTCAGGCAATTGGCATGGATGGATTACCGAGGGTCAGGTATTAAATGCGTAAGTTCCCGCCAAGACCATCGAAGCCTAAAGGCAAAGGCTGCTACATAGGTGCACCTGCTTATTACAAGCTGGAGCTCGCCTGTCAACATCTGTACCAAGCCTTCTGTAATGGTGACGATGGATGGACTGGAGGTATCTATGTCGTGGGCTCATGCATGCAGAAGCCTGACTTCCGCGATGTGGATGTGCGCATGATCCTGGCGGACGAAGAGTTCAAGAAGCTCTTCCAGTGCAAAACGACAACGAACTGGGCATGGCAGCCTAGGTGGCTTGTTATGAACGTTGCACTATCCCTATGGCTTAAGGAGCAGACGCAGCTGAACATCGACTTCCAGATCCAGCCACAATCCTGGGCAAATGAGCATCACAAAGGCAAAGTGCGGAATGCGATCGGCTTCACGATAGCGGAAGACTAGCCTATTCAGCCTCCGGCTACCTCCAACCCGCGCCCAGTGGCGAGTCCAGACATAAAATGTCCTACCGGTAAGTGACATAAAAACCTTCTATAAGGAACAACATTCACTCTTGATTGCCAACACAGCCTTATGGTATCATACAGAATAGGACGGCTCGAGGGGTCAATGCTCACATCGCAAGCAGAGGCAGCAAAGTATGCCAAGACTTGGGCACTCCCCGAGTATCGCGTGGACTCCCCAGGCGCTAACCATGCCGAAATGTTCCATGCCCTTACCAAAAGTCGAGGAATATCAGTCCTTGATGTTGGCGCTGGCGCTGGGGCTGGGTCGAGGGCCCTGCAGACGCTCGGCTACAAGGTGCACGCCTGCGATATTACTGATGCGGGATGGGACAAATCGTCCAATATCCCGTTCTTTCAGGCGAGTATCTGCGAAGGAAAATGGCCTGAAAATCATTACGACTGGACTTTCTGCTGCGACATGATGGAACATCTCCCAACGCAGTTTACAGCGTTGGCCATCCGGAATATGCTCGCAACTGCCGCGCATGGATGCTACTTTTCGGTATGTTTCCATGAAGACAACCTGGGACGTCTCGTCGGCGAGCATCTGCACTTAACAGTCCAGCCGTTCAAGTGGTGGTTGCAGCTCTTTCGCGATCTCGGTCGTGTCGAAGTCGCTCGAGACCTTATTGGCGACGGCATCTTTCTGGTGACAGCATGAGCTTCGCGGCAGAAGTCGGGATCAACGGATACGCGCCCACGATGACGATCGGGCCTGCGAAAACATACGACATTGGTGAATTGCCAGAGCGCGTAGGTGTCCTTGAGTACAAGAGCGGCGACGTCTTCGACAAAGATGTCATGCGCGTCAATACGAAGCACTGGAAGCTTCAAGCCAATGTGCGCAACAACATCAAGCGCTTCGTACCTCAGATGGCGTCACACGTCCCTAACGAGCAGCGTGTCTGCATCGTTGGTGGTGGCTGGTCAATCAATCGTCCCGAAGTCATGCAAGAGCTACGGGATCTGTACTTCGATGGTGCCAAGATCGTCGCCTTGAACGGCGCAGCGAACTGGCTCGTGGAGCGTAATATCCGTCCCTCGATGCATATCGTGATGGATGCGCGCCCCTGCAACACCGAATTCGTCAAGGAACCCATCAAGGGTTGCAAGTATTTCCTCGCATCGCAGGTCGATCCCGGACTTTTCGACCTCTGCGAAGACCGTGATACCTACATTTTCCATGTCCATGCACCGGACGAAGAAGATGCAATGTCCCGTCGTCTTGATGCTCACTATATGGGACGATGGACACGCGTACCACCTGCTGGTAGCGTAGGTATTGTAGGCCCGATCCTATGCCGGATGCTGGGTTTCTACAAGCAGGATCTGTTTGGCATTGATTCTTGCTGCGACCCGACCACTGCAGCGCACCACGGTTATTCCCAGCCCTGGAATGACTCCGAGACAGTCGCTGACTTCGTCTCGATGGGCAAGCGCTTCAAATGCACCGCTACAATGGCAGCTCAGGCCCAGACGTTCATCGAGATGATCGCTGCGTTTGGCCAAGAGATCCAGATGACGGTGCACGGTGATGGCCTAATCCATCATATGGTCGAAACGGCGTTAAGGGAATCCGACGCGCCATAACAGGAGAATCCAATGTCAGTTCAGGCATGGAAGATTTACAACAAGGCGAAGAAGTACATCTCGGGGACCATCGCCCTCGGGTCAGCGACCTTCGACCTCCACTTCTTCACGTCAGCGTCGAACTTCGCCACCGCGACATTGTCTACCTTGGGCTCGCTGACCAATCAGGTCGCAAGTGCCAATGGCTATACGCTGGCGGGTATCGCGTTGACTTCCGTCACCTGGTCGGATGGCGCTTCTGCCGGACAGAAGAAGTTCACCAGTGCTGCAGCGCAGCTCTCCGCCAATGGCGGTACGATCGCGAACATCAAGGGCGCCGTGATCATCGCGCGTACTGGAACTTCAGCGAAAGCCACCGCCAATAAGGTGCTGGCTTACTGTTCGCTATCGTCGGGCCAATTCTCGTTGGCCGACACCAACCGTCTGACTCTGACCCCCAATGCGTCGGGTATCTTTACCCTGACGTAAGCCAGTCGTCGATGAGACATTTAGTGCCCTAGGAGACATCCTGGGGCACTTCTGGCTAGGAGGTCAGTATGGCAGACTTTAAATCAAAGTACGCCGCTTCAGCAGCGTTGACTATCACGCTGGCGTCGCTGGCAAGTTCGACTGCAGGTGCGGGTAGGCAGTGTACACTGTTGGACAATTCGTCCAATCTGTACCTGTCAGCGTTGATTTATGCCAAGATCACTGTGGGCACTACGCCTACATTGAACAGCCTGATCTACTTTTACCTGATCAGATCTGATAAAGCAACGCCGCTACGTACCGATAATGCAGGCGCTTCAGATGCAGCTATCACGATTACCAACGCCAAGCTTCTTGGTACAATGCTGATCCCCGCGACTACGTCGAACGTCACGTATTATGCGGAGTTCGACACAAGTCTCCTAGGCGAGTTGGGCCCTGAATGGGGTATTGCTGTCGTCAATTCGTCAGGTGTCGCGTTGAATTCGACTGCCGGCAATCATGCAATCAATTACGTCGGTGTGACGAAGCAGGTGGTCTAAATGACCGCTACTTGGCTAGCATCAGGTGGTAAGCCCCTTGGTTTCGGGCCAAAGCCTAATGCTGCCCAAATCGATTGGTCGAACCCTATCACGCGGGATTTGGCCTTCGATGCTAACTACCTTGCGAATGCAGGTGCACAGAGCAAAGAACTGGTAGGTGGTGCACTTAGCGCTATTACCGGTACGACTCCGAACATTACCCAATGGGGTCCGGCACGCGACTTTGGTGGCGGTGCGTCAACCAGTCGTGACGTTTACACGATTGGGCCGAGCCAATTCAACAACAACGGCCTGATCACTATTGAATGCCTCATCTATTACGCAGGTACTGGGGGTGGTGGTGGCTTCGGCCGCATCCTGGACAAAAGCAATGCGGGCGGAACCACTGTCTGGCGTTTGTTTGTCGATGACAGTTCTCCGAATGAACCGTCACTGACATGCGACTATTCTGGGGGAACGTTCCAGGAGAGCGGTCCGGCTCTTGTATCCGGAAATTGGTATCACATCGTCGTCACGTTCAATCGTAATGACGGTACAGGTGCAAACGCCACAAATTGGTGGTACAACGGTGTTCCGCAGTCGGTCACGCATAATACGTCCGCATCGGGGACGATGAATGCCGATTTGAGCACCATCACTGTAGGTAGTCGTCCTGCAGGCGATCGAGCTTGGAACGGTAAGATTGCTTATGTACGTTACTGGAATCGACTCCTCTCAGGGGCTGAAGCTCGTGCGCTCGCTGAGAATCCGTGGCGTATCTATAAGCAACCGGCAAAGCTATATGCACAGGCGATCACGACTGGCGTTAGCATTACGCCTCCGGCAGGCGCTCTAGCTCTCCAAGGTCTGGCACCCTCACTGCAGCAGTTCATGAACCGCAATCCGGGAGTCGTTGCACTCTCGTTGACGGGTCGTGCTGCCACTATCAGCTTCCGGTTCAATCGTGCGCTTGTTACAGGTGCGCTAGCTTTAAGTGGCCAAACGCCGACTACGAAGCTGAGTACCAACAAAGTACCTGGTGCTGCTACGCTCGCCATTGCAGGTAGTGCTGCAGCGCTGAGCTTACGGCTCAATTACGTCCCTGGCAAGGGGAGCCTCACTCTTGCTGGTTTGGCACCTGCAACGAAGCTGAGCACTAATAAGGTCCCAGGAGCTGCTGCACTTAGCCTCCAAGGATATGCACCTACCCTTGCAGTTGCGAGCGCTTATGTACCGGCTACTGCAGCGCTATCTTTGCAGGGATATAGTGCAAGCGTCAAGTTCCTTAGCAACATTCACCCTGGAACAGGTACGCTATCTGTCCAAGGCTATGCGCCTTCGCTCAGTTTCAGGTACAATATCGTTCCTGCTACAGCTGCCCTCAACCTTCAGGGGCATGCGCCAATTGTCACGGAGCAGCGTAACGTTGTTCCCAACGCGGGTACTTTGGCGATCCAAGGCCAGACACCTGCACTCAAGTTCAACTTCAATAAGGTTCCTGCGACTGTTGCACTAGCGTTGCAAGGTCGTACTGCGACGCTCAAGTTCAACTTTAATATCCGTCCGTCTACGGGCGCATTAGCTTTGCAAGGTTATGTACCTCTGAGGCAGCTTGCTTCCTCGTATGTACCCGAGACGAAAGCGCTCAACTTGCAGGGTTATACCCCGACAAGGAAGCTCAACTTCAACGTTGCGCCTCCACAAGCGGCACTAGCAATCCAGGGCTATCCGCCTTCTGTCGCTGGACAGGGTGTTTACATTCCGTCGCAAGCGGTTCTGTCCATCCAAGGTCGTGTACCTACGCTCGATTTCCGGAAGAACTATATTCCCGGAGCAGGACATCTTGGATTGCAGGGATATGCAGGTCAGCTGCAGATCCGGTTGACACCTGCCAACGACAATCTCGCGATTCAGGGCTACGCTCCCTCACGCCAGATCAGCAAGAACATCATTATCCCCACTGGCACACTAACAGCTCAAGGCCAGCGGCTAACACAAGAGCTGCGCATAACCGTTCCCACGAAGGCGTTGAGCCTCCAGGGATATGCAGGCAGAATCGCGAAAGACCTCAAACAGGTCACTGGCGCGGTAGTTCTGCAGGGTTACGCGTCCTCTCTATCTATCAATATACGTCCCGCCAGTGGTGCTCTTGGCCTGCAAGGCTATGCGCCTGATAAGGAAATCACTGGTAGCGGCAATATCACGTGGATCAACGGTGAGCTCAGCCTCCATGGCTATGCACCGTTCCTGACGATTATCGAACCGGGTGCATATGACCCTGAGTACGTCGCGATCGTTTACGGTACTCCTCGCGTAGCGACTATTGACGAAGAACGCTTGGCAACAATTCGGGAAACGTTACGTACGGGCACCATCGATGGTAGTCCCTACGTGGCACAAGTGAAGCAGGTGAAAAATGGAACCGTATGAGGCAAGAGAGCCCGATTTCGTTTATAGGGCAATGCACAGCGAAGCTGAAGCGACCATCACTGTGGACTTTGTCAAGATGGGTACAGGCGTCACGCTTGTCGATGACGCAGCGAACAGCGTAACGCTGCAGACTGTCGGTGAAGTGGAAGATTCTTCGGCACAAGATCGTGCAGGGGATCCTTCCATTATCACAGTCACAAATGCAAACTGCGCAGCAAAAGTCAAGCTGAGCGGCTGTATACGCGGTGCACTGTACGAAATCGTCTGGAAGTTCAAAAGATCGGACGGTGACGTGGCCGTTGCAGTCACCAGAATCCCGGTAACCTAATTGTAAGTGACCGGTACCACTTTTTAGTTGATAGTCACCATCAACCGAGATATAATGTTCGTATGAGGCAGGGGTTCCATACATTCCGCGCGAATGCAGATACCGGCTTGTCCAGGAAAGAAACCTGGGAAGGTCGCGATTATCTCGTTGTGCCTGTTATTGCACTCGTTCAGGGTGTGATCCAAGCTTCCAATGCCGCCCAGCCAGAGCTTGCCTTAGCGGACGAGTTCGCCAGAGCTCCCGCAGGATGGAATGGACGTCCCCTCGTCATGAACCATCCTAAAGACGTGGATGGAAACCCTGTCTCTGCCAATTCTCCCGAAGTCTTGTCGGCCTATCAGTTCGGGTACGTATTCGGCTCACAACGCAAGGACAACGCCAAAAACGTGCCTTGTTTGGCTTGCGAGGCCTGGATCGATATCGAGCGGGCAAAGACACTGAACGACAACACGAAGCGCGTCCTAGAGCGCGTTGAGGCCGGAGAGATGGTCGAAATCTCCACCGGCCTTTATTCTGTGTCACAACCTCAGATGGGTGTGTACGAGAGCAAGCGTTATGACGCCGTCTGGCGTGACGTTGTGCCCGATCACCTGGCTATCCTGGACGAAACCTTAACTGGAGCATGCTCCATAGAGAACGGATGTGGCCTCATGCGCACCAATGATGCGAACGACCAGACCAAGCCTGCGATCGAAAAGCCCGCACCTTCGATCCCTGCAGGCGTTTTGCTTCCTTCCGACGCAATCATCTCGACTCCCGCGCAAGAAAGCGCATATGACGAAGTGGATGGCGTGGAAGGCGCGGGGAATGTTGTCCCGCAGCCCGGTGCACGTCAGAACACGAAGACCCAGCAGCCGGAATCGTATCAGCGCAAGCCCAAGACGATGGGCTACAAGATGAAGTCAAACTGCGGCTGCAAAGAAGGCAAAGAGCCGGCGGAAGGCACCAGCGAAGAGCCCGTCGTCAACGAGACAACGGAAATTACGGTCGAAAAGACCGATCCCGCAGCACTTCTCGACACTCCCGATCACACGATCGGCGCCTGGTACTTCAACCAGCTCTTCCCGTCGGAAAATAAGGAAGTATCGCCCAAGATCAATTCCGCCTGGATGAAGACGCTCTCCGGCAAGCCTCCCGTGTTGGCAAGCGAAGTCAAGCCGACCAGTAAGACGCAAGCGCGTATGCTTGGCGGCATTAAAGCTCTGCAGCAGTCCAAACTGCTGGTTCACGATTATCCATCCGGAATGGCTGCGCGCGACGTCGCTGCGCTCCTCTGCGTGGCTCTCGAACATGTCTTCATGGGGTATAGCTACGTCATTACCTTCACGAAGGATGTGTGCGTCTTTGGGTACTATGACCCGGATTCGTACGAGTACGACAATTACCAGGTGCCTTACACCGTGGACGATGGCGGTAAGGTTACCTTCACCGGGCCTGCGACGGAAGTCGTCTTGCTCACGAAGATCGTCCAAGTACAGGATACGGCTGTTTCCGGTGGAAACTCCGTCCTGAGTCTCAACAACGAACATGAGGATCCCATGTCCAAAGTCGACCCCAAGCCCGGTGAAGGCGGTACGCCGGAAATCAAGGACAACGCTGCGCCTGTTGCGCCTGTTGCCCCCGCGCCGAAAGCTCTCTCCGCTGCCGAATACATCGATCAGGCGCCGCCGGAAGTCCGGGAAGCCCTGAAAGACGGTATGCGTGCGCTCGAAGCCAAGAAGAATGGGTTCATTACCCAGATCAAGGCGAATACGCGCAACACCTTCACCGACGAGCAACTGAAGGGCATGGACATCTCCATGCTGGAAGGTCTCGCCGGCCTCGCCGTCACGCCGAGCTTCGCCGGTCAGGGTGGAAGCTCTCATGGCGCCGGTGGCGATCTCCGCGCCAACGAGCAGCCCGACGATCAGAAGGCGCCTCCAGCTCCTCTGCTGGTCTTCGAGCGTCCCGGGGACAAGAAGCCGGCCGCTGCGGCTTAAGTAACACGGCCTAGAAACCACCTCACAGTCAGGAGTTCAATATGTCCGGTGGAAAGCACACCGTCATCCTCAAGGGCCGTGGTATCCGCAAGGAAGCCATTGCCGGAGGAGCCATCCAGCCGGGTGACCTTCTCACGGTCAACTCGTCCGGTCAGTTCATCCGTCATGCCACTGCGAAGGGTCCCGCTCGCCGGCTGTTTGCCGTCGAAAACGAACTCTTCGGCAAGGGCATCGACACCAACTATGCCAGCACCGACAATGTGTTGGCGGAAGACTGCTATTCCGGCATGGAAGTGCAGTGCAATATCGCCGCAGGCGCCGCTGCGATCGTGAAGGGCGACCTTCTCGAATCGGCCGGTGACGGTACACTGCGTAAGCGTACTGCCGAGTCGCAGCTGACGACCGGCAACTACACCTACACTTCCGCGGGTGTGGCGATTGCACAAGCCGAAGAAGCCATCGACAATTCCGGTGGTTCGGGCATCGTGCAGCTGATCGTCAGCCTCCTGTAACCACACGCCGTACCGATCACGGCCAACTAGAAGGAACTGCAAAATGGATCGTACGGTTTCGGTGGACATTCTGTCGCCGAATGGCTCCGGAGGCCTTGTTGGCCAGGGGCCTCTAGCACAGCGTCTGCTCGCCAACGGCATGAATATCGCCGCTTTGCGCACCAACGATGTGCTGCGCTATCGCGACTGGATCGCGGTGGATGAACGGGTTGTCACCGTCGCGCGTCAGCGGCTGGTGGGCGTCAACGACCTTTTCGCTGCCGGCCTGTCGTACGGCGTTTCCGATGCTCTGGGCGTTACCCGCCTGGAATGGGAACGCATCTCCGACTTCGGCGATGCCGAGGTGTCGATGTCCGGCCTTTCGCAGGGTCGCAACGACCGAGTTCAGTTCGACATGAACTTCGTGCCGCTGCCGATCGTGCACAAGGACTTCAACATCAACATCCGTGCACTCGCCGCGTCGCGTCGCAACAACCACCCGTTGGATCTGACTCAGGTCGATCTGGCTTCGCGCATCGTCGCGGAGAAGGTGGAATCCATGCTCTTCACCGGCGGACCTGCGTTGGGAACGCTCGCCGGTACGGTGTATGGCTACACCAATGCTCCGGGACGCCTCACTGCCTCTCTGGGTCACGACTGGACTTCCGGCGTGACCACCGGCGAAAACATGCTGGGCGATCTGCTGGGTGTCATCGAAGACCTGCAAGCGGCGCCGAATCGCATGTTTGGACCGTACATGGTGTACGTGCCCGATGCGGCGTTCACCAACATGTCGGCCGACTACAAGGCGAACTCGGATCGCACGATCCTGGAACGCCTCAAGGCCATCCCGGGCATCCGCGACATCAAGCCGTCGACCAACCTGACGGCCGGTATCGTGGTTGTGCAGTTCACCTCGGATATCGTCGACATGGTCGATGGTATCCAGCCGACTGCCGTCCAGTGGGAAAGCCAGGGCGGCATGGTGCAGAACTTCAAGGTGATGTGCATCTTGGTTCCGCGCATGAAAGAGACTTATACGTCTCAGTCGGGTATCGCGTACTACACGTTCTAATCTCCCTTGGTCGGGTAGAACTTGGAAGTATGCGAGGCAGCCAGGTAGGGTTCTTAGATGGTCAGTGCAGCTCAGCTAAGGTTGTTGGTCGAAGTCTCTCACGGTACGAAAGATGCCGACCTCCAGCCTTTCTTGGACGTTGCCGCCCTCATCCGGTCAGAAGATCTGGCGGGAAGTGGGCTCTCGTCTGATCGTCTGAACCAGATTGAACTTTACCTGGCTGCTCATTTTTACACGACGGCAAAGGAACGCGGTGGACTGACCTCGAGCAAAGTGGGTCAAAGCACCGATCAGTTCCGGCAAATCAAAAGTGATCTGCAAGGCTTGAGTTCGACTTCTTTCGGGCAAGCTGTCTTGTCACTCGATACTTCGGGTACACTGGCAGCCTCGATGTCTGCAAAGAAGGCGCGTTTTCAGGTGGTGCGTAGCGTACAGCCTCCGAAGTATGGGAGCTGCTATTGAACCCCTTCAAGGACTGTGTCACTTACTGGGAAGTGGCAGGATCAGATGGGTTCGGGGGGGTCACTTTTAAGGCCCCTGTATTGTTGGATGCACGGTGGGAAGACCGGAACGATCAGTTTGTCGATCAATCCGGCAAGATTGCCGTCAGTAAGGCGGTTATCTTCTTCCCAACAGGAACGGAAGTGGTTTTAGGGGGCTATCTCGCTCAGGGCGATAACAGCGAAGAGTCTTCCCCTGCAGATGTGACGGGTGCGTTTGAAATCAGAGGTCTTGCAAGGACTCCTGATTTGAGACGCGTACGTGACGAGATTAGGGCAATCTTGTGAGTAGCATCGTCAAGTTCCAGCCGCGTATTGGGCGAGCCTTCTACAGGGGGCGGATGGCACTTACATCCGAAGCAGACTTTGGAAACCAGGTCAAAAGCCAGCTCGACGCAATCATGCAGAATTACCAGGACTTCATCGATCACATGCAAGTCCAGTCTGCTGAAGTCCTGTTGTACGCCTTGGAGCCTGTTGGCGAAAAGAGTCAGGAATATGTTCCCTATCGAACCGGCGAACTCCACGACTCCTTTTACCTTGAGGCTTCAACAAGTCGAGGCCGAGCAACAGCAGAGATCGGATATGCTCGTGGAGGAAATCCTCACTACGCTGTTTTTGTACATGAAAACCTGGAGATGCATCATCGCCCTCCCACACAGGCGAAATTCCTACAAAGGGCACTAGAGGAGAGTCAGGAGCTCGTTCAGGCGCGCATTATTGAAGGCATGAAGCTCGCGGCAGGTACATAATGGGTAGCCCGAGCGGTTACATGACGCCACCTGAAGGGATCCAGTCGATCCTAAGCACGGCGGGTCTCGGATATGTGTATCCCGGAACCGACACAGGCAATACAGGATGGCCGATTGTTGTAGGTCCAGTAATCGATAAGCCTGACCGGCTTATCAGCATACGTCGGACGGGAGGTAAAACGCCTAATCCGGCGCACAATATCGACTATCCGAGCGTGCAAGTTCGAGTTCGCGGCAAAGTAGGTGAGTATGTTGCTGCAGATGGTCAGGCAAGGCGAATCAAGGATGCGCTCCTTGGCAAACCGAGCTTCGACCTGGGTGGCGATCGGTGGACAGGCATTTGGATGATTGGCGATATCGTCGATCTAGGCCAGGACGAGAACAATAGGCCGGCGTTCGCAGTGAACTTCAGCCTAATCATTGAACCCAGCAACGCGGGTAACCGCGACACATAAGAGGAGCGTACGTCATGACTGTCGCAGCAAAGCGTATCCGCGTTTCCGATGACTCGGGAAGCAATTGGTACACGATGCCGGGTAACACCGGTCAGCTTCAGAACACCTCTGCAGCCGTGGACGATACCGTCTTCGGTACGCAGTTCAAATCCATGCAGCCGACTTCCATCGACGGCAAGATCACCTGCAATGCCTTCTTCAAAGGCTTCGCGGGTTACGTTGCCACGCTCAAGAAGAGCGGCTCCAGCACTCTCACCTCAGGCGAAGCAACGACTCATGTGTCGGGGCAGATCTATCAGGTGACTAGTGCTACCAAGCGGTACATGGATCGCTCCAATACGGTCACAGTGCTCGACGGTGTCACCGATGTGACTGCACAGGTTTTGTCGATCGACTACCTGACGGGTACAGTGACCTTCAAGGGTTCCTACACCGTCGTGGGCGCCGTCACACTCGATTACCATTACCTCCCGATGGCAGTGATTGCCAAGTCGAACTCCTTCACGCTGACCCAAACAGCAGACTCGACCGATACCTCGGACTTCGAAACTCTGCAGGGCAATAGCGGTCACAAGACCTATCAGCAGGGTCTGAAGACCGTCGAGCTCAGCGTCAAGGGTTTCTACGACGCCGCCAACAGTCTGGGCGACATCCTGGATTCCCGCGCGGAGATCATCATCGAGATCTGCCCGGATGGTTCGGGACAATCGGTTGCACGCGGCTTCTTCCGTTGCACGGATGTGCAGCTGGACGGCAACGTCGGCGCGATCGAAACGTCGACTGCCAAGTTCAGCCTCAACGTTCCGGATGACGATCTACTGCCGCTGCCCTTCAGCTGGACACACACCGCTTCCACCATCCCGATGGCGCTCGTCAAGAGCCTCACAGCCTGGGTGGACGGTTCGGCGATCGCAGTGCAGTATCTCCCGGATGGCACGAATGGCTTCGAAGCCGATGAGTGCTTCGTCACGGAAATCAGCCTTGCCGGTGGTGTGGACGCGATCAATACCTTCTCGTGCACCTTCCAGATCTCCGGTACGCAGACCGCCGTTCCGTAAGTGAGTGCTTTCTCCCGACCTACCCTTGACAAGGGGTAGCAACTAAGGCGGGTGGTGTAACAACCATCCGCCTCTTTTAAATAGCCTAGCCTGCCCGCCCACAACAGTTAACAGCCCACGGAGACTACAATGGCCAAGAGTCGTGCAGAACTGCGTTCGAGCATCTTTAGCTCGACGAATACCAAGCCCAAAAGCAAGCTTGTTGACTTCTTCGGTGAACAGATCGAGGTTCGTCAGCCCAAGGTCGGTGTCGTGCTGGACCTGCGCAATGCCGGCGAAAAGAACATCAAGCAGATGCTGATCAGCACGCTGATCCAGTACTGCTACGTCCCTGGAACGGACGAGAAGGTGTTCGAGGAAGCTGACGAAGACCAGCTGATGGAGATGCCGTTCGGTGAAGACCTGACGCGCCTCCAGACTGCCATCTCGGAGCTGACGAACGTCAATATTCAGGCGGATGACGCCGCAAAAAACTAAGACGGGATGCCTTTCTCTTTGACCTGATGTATATCGGAACAGAGCTCAAGAAAGGCCTCCCGGAACTGATGGAAATGGACTTTAACGAAGTAATGCTTTGGATCGGGTACTTTACCGTTAAGGGCGAGATCGCTGAACGGGAACGAGACATCGAAGCAGCACGACGTGGAGTCCGACGTAGTAAACGTTAAGTGCAACAAGTGGGCTGGGCCAGATGCTGAACTTAGGTGATCTGAACTTCGGTCTGGATATCAACACCAGCCCACTTGCTGCGTCCATCAATCGCATCCGTGAATTTGGGGATGCAGTCCAATTAGCCGCCAGACGTACAGGCGATGGAGCGCAGCAGGCAGCTGCAGCTCTCGCACGTCAAGAAAGAGCCGCACTTGCTGCCCTTCAGCAGACGCTTGCCCTGCAACAGCGCATGGCGAATACCGGCTCGCTGCAATCGAACATCGACGTCACAACGGCAGCTTTCAACCGGCTGACTCGATCGTTGACACAGACGAGCCTATCATCGCTCGGGATGCAGCGTGCACAAGAGCAGTTCAATGCGACGATGGGCGCAAGCCGTCGTGTGTTGACTGACTATATCGCGCTGACTAAAGAATCGGCTCAAGCGCAGAACGTCTTCTTCTCGCAGACGCAGAGCGGTTCCTCGAAGCTGATTGCCATGCGCAACAACATTGCGCGTATGCTCAGTCCGCCTCAAGAGCCGAACAATAACGGTGGGCTATTTGCCAACGTTCTCCGCGATCTGGCGAATGCTGCCACATTGGCAACGGGTCCGCTTGGAGGCTTGAGCGCACGTGTTACTGCGCTATCCAGCATCATGAGCCGCGAGAGCGCTGCAGTTGGCGGTTTCGTGGCAGCTTTGGTGGGTGTCGGTGCAGCTACATTCCAACTGGCAAGTGGAGCCATCGATACAGCGACGAAGCTCGGAACGATTGAACAGCGTTTCAAAGCGATGGGCGGTTCCGCTGCTTACTCGACAACTCAGCTCGACCACCTACACGAAGAGAGCCTACGCTTAGGCGTTGACTTCCTTACGCTTGCCGATGGCTTCTCGAGGTTCGCGGTTGCTGCCAACAATTCCGGCTTGACGTCTGGACAAGTCACAAAGGCGTTCGATACCTTTGCAGCGCTGGGCTCCAAACTCCATGCGTCCAAGGACGAGATGGAATCCGTCTTCCTTGCGGTTCAGCAGATGTTGTCCAAGGGCAAAGTCTCCGCAGAAGAACTGCAGAGGCAGCTCGGTAATGCGTTGCCTATCCCCGTCTTCCGGCTAGCTGCCGAAGCGATGGGTAAGACGCAGGAGCAATTCAACAAGATGCTCCGCACAGGCAGCATCATGTCGACTGACTTCCTACCCAAGTTTGTGGAGGTCTTACGCACAACGTACAACATTACTGACACTACGCGTGTCGATTCGATGAATGCTGCGTATGGGCGTTTGTCTACTACAACAACTGACCTGTACCACTCGTTCGATCAGGCGTTCGGCATCTCGAAGTCCTACATGGGCTCGCTGAATCTGCTTTCCCAGTCCTTCGAGCTTCTCGCCAAGAACATGGACGTGGTGAAGCAGGCCGTCATCGCGGTTGGCATCGGGTTCGCTGCTGCCTTCGCACCTGCAGCACTTGCGGGTATCGGTGCAGTCGTTACTGCCCTAGCAGATCTACCTGCTCTGCTGGCATCAATCGGTGCTGCATGGGAAACGTTGACTGTCCTGATGTCCTCGACTCCTTGGGGTGCCATTGCGCTCGGGATCACCGCAGCTGCCGTAGCGTTTCTCGCCATGCGCGCCAATTCGGACGAGGCAGAGAAGCAGGTCAAAGAGACAATCAAGACGACGCAGGCTTATATCGACAGCCTCAAGGGTGTGCACGAAGAACAGGAGAAGTCCGCTCAGTCGACAAAGACGCAAGTCGACAAGCAGAGAGATGCGATCAGTACACTCAATGACTTGATTGCCAAGGACAAAGAGCGTCTCGAGACTCTGCAGCACATTAAGGACGCGCAAGAAGGCAAGAACGGCGACATTGCTGCAGCGATGGGTGCCAATGAAGGTGTTGCTTCCTGGCAGGGCGTCGACGCGCAGATGAAGACTGCCAATGAGACGCTGCAGAAGCATCTCAGCGATCTGGCTCGCGCGAAGAGTCAAGTCCAAGAGCTCACGGATCTCTGGGAACGCGAGAAGAATGCCCAGGAACTTGCAGGCGGTGCGTTCACCGACAACGAGATCACGGCACAGCAGAAAGCCTTCCGTATGCTGGCCGATGCCAATCAGCTGGCCGATGCATCCAAGCGTGGTGCTGAAGCGATGCAGAAGGCACGCGAGCAGATCGCCGCACGTGACGATATCCTGAGCTACGGCAAGCTCATCGATAAGTCCGGTCTCGCTGAAAAAGATCCGCAGCTTGCGCAGGGTTTGAAAGACGATTACGCCGCGGCCATCAAGCTGGCGACGCAGCACCTCACCGTGCAGACTGCCTTGAACAAGGTACTGCTCGAGGCCAATGATATCGAGAATCAGTCCAGAGCAGTCATGGACGACCTCGGTAACGCCTACAAGAAGTTGCCTACCGATGAGCTGCGCGATAAGCTGCGGCAGATTACCGATGAGATGACTCGCCAACATTACGGTATGGCACAGATCAAGGTAGCGACGGACGCATACACCAAGGCGTTCGTTGACCTGCAGATCGCTCAGCGGGAAGCTGCCAGTGTTAATGCCGGCAAAGAACTCTTCGAGATGTCGCTGAAGATCCAGGCGCTCTCTTCGGACGCTTACACTGGAGCGGCAAGTCTGCAGCAATTGGACCATCAGTTGCAGAACGATGCTGCTGTCAAACAGCGGCGCGATGCGCTTATCGCTGCAGGCGTTACCTTCGAAGAGGCGACGCAGAAAGCGAACGCGTTCCGTGATGCACTGGAGAGCCTCGATCAAGCGGCAGGCGAGAACGCCTTAAAGAAGCTGGCCGATGAGACGGCGCATTACAACCAGATGATCAGCGCTGTCCGTGGCGGTGCGGGCAAACCTGAGCTGGATGAGATCGAACGTCTCTACCAGAAGCAGGAAGCTACCCGTAGCCTTATGGAGCAGATGATCGCTGCAGGTGCTGTCCAGGCCGAAACGAACAGGCTTATCAAGGAAGGGATCGATCCGCTTATCGCACAGAAGCAGGCTATCGACAATGTGACTGCTGCTGTGCAGGCGCAAACCAATGCACAGTACGATTGGTCTCAGTTGCAGCCTAAGATCAAGGATACCGAGTCGCTCTGGAAGCAGTTTGCCAAGACGATTCAGGATTCTGCCGGCCAGGTTGCTGACTCTCTCGCCAGCATGCTGGATGGTACTGCGTCCAAGTCGCAGAACCTCCTGCAAGTCGTCCAGAATATGTTGCATCAGCTCCTTGCCGAAGCTTTGAAGATGCAGGTTATCAAGCCCATCTTTGACGCGCTACTGTCACCTATCACTGGGACAAATGGTCTGGGTCCCAAAGGACAGACAGGCTCGGAGAGTGGTGCAGGTGGCCTCTTCAGCCTCTTCGGCGGAGGAGGCGGCGGTGGTGGAAGCAGCGGTGGCATCTTCAGCTTCCTCGGGAGTCTCTTCGGTGGCGGTGGAGGTGCTGCAGATGCTGTGAGCATGTCTTCCGGGGGCACCGGTGCTATGGGAATGTTCGATGTCGCCTCTTCAAGCGCTGGGGCTGCAGCGAGTTCTGGCGGTTTCTTCTCGTTCCTCGCCGACATCGGTTCCATGTTCGCCTTCCTTGCGAAGGGCGGTGCGTTCTCTGGTGGCGTGCAGTTCGCTGCTAAGGGAATGGTGCTTCCTGGGGCAACAATGTTCTCGGGTCCAAGCGGGCCTATCATCGGCGGCGAATTGGGTCGCGATTCCGAAGCGCTTCTGCCTCTGACTCGTGATGGCGGTGGTCGTCTTGGTGTGAAGGCTATGGTCGAGTCCAACAACGACAACTACAGGCAGATGACATCGAACGCGCGTTATGCTAACATGCCTCCGATGGTCATGAATGTGTACGCGAAGGATGCCCCTAGCTTCGGGTACAGTGAGAATCAGATCGCCTCTCGGATGGACTTGATCCAGAAGCGTGCAGCGCAAAGGCTTCGGTAATGGCTGACTTTGATGATGTTGTCCTGAGTTCCAAGTTCGGCTACGGTGCCGGTGGTGGTCCTGAGTTCTCGACTCAGATCACGACACTATCCAACCGTCGTGAGCAGCGGAATCAAAACTGGGCAGGTGAGCGTCGTTCATACGACTTAGCCTATCCAGTCAAGAATCCAGCTGACATTCTAGACCTGCAGAAGTTCTTCCGCCTGCGCGCTGGTTCTGCTCGTGGATTCCTGCACAACGATCCGTTGAATAATTCTTCCAACGAGACGTTCGGTGCTGACGTGACGATGTTGGATCAGACGATCGGTACGGGCGACGGTGTCACGACCGACTACCAGTTGAAGTGCACCTGGTCGGATGCCTACACGTCGATCGACTATATCGTCTACAAGCCGGTCGTTGCCACCATTCTGATCAGCGTGGATGGTGTGCTCAAGACATTGGGTGTGGATTACTCAATCGAGGCGTTAGGCATTATCCGCTTCTTGAGTGGCCATGAGCCTGCAAGCACAAAGCTGGTTAAAGCAGGGTTTAAGTACTATACGCCTGTCAGATTCGGTACCGACAAGTTCACCATCACCTATGACGACTACAATGCATTCAGCGTCGCACAATTGCCCCTAATCGAAGTCATCCCGGAGTCATGATTTAATGCGCACGATTAGTGGCGATCTTGATACGCACCTGCAAGGCGGTCTAACGACGATCGCCTACTGCTGGATTGTCAAGCGTCAGGATGCAGTCATCAAGCGGTACACGAACCACGACAGACCGATCCGTCTTGACCTAGGCGATCCGCTTATCGATGGCACGTACAATAACGGTAGCATGGGAGCGCCGAACGCCATCCAGATCAAGTCCGATATGTCGGTCAATAACCTTGACTCGCAAGGTTTCTTCATTGACAATGACATTCCGGAGCTCGACGTAGTCTCGCGCATTTACGACTCTGCTGTCATTTATACCTTCTTCATCAACTGGAAGACGCCCTCTCAGGGGCCGTTGAAGATGACGCGTGGTACAATGGGGCAGATCAAGAAGAAGGGACTCACCTTCACATCTGAGTTCCGGAGCTTCGCTCAATACCTTGCGATGAATATGTGCGCGCTTGTTACAACGACTTGCAGGTCGCAATTCGGTGCAACTGGTAGGGGTCCTAGCTCGGGGTGCCGTTACCCAATTAATCCGCCTACCTGGACACCTTCGACTGCATATGCACTAGAGCCGGGAGGGGCGCTGAACGATGTCAAACCAACGACGGAAAATGGATTCCAATATCGTGTCCAGACTGCTGGAACTAGCGCTGGCGGTGAGCCTACTTGGCCTACTTCTGTTGGCGCTACTGTTTCCGACGGGAGCGTCGTCTGGGTGGCAGTACGTGCAGCCACCCGGAGTTGTACTGTGGCAGCGGCTATTAACACCAAGCAGTTCAAGGTAACAGGACTACTGGGCGATTTGCTCGATGGTACTGGTGGCGATAGCGGTGCTGGCTTCTTTGCGTTCGGCCAGGCGATGTTCACCGGAGGTGAGCTTAACCACTTCAGCATGCGCGTGCTGTCCTTCTCAGCTGACACAGGTGGTACATACCTTGTCACCTTGAGAGATCCGATGCCGTTCTTGCCTGAGGTGGGTGACGCCTTGAACTTAGTACAAGGTTGCAACCAATCTTTCGGGGTATGCAAACGTCTCGGGAACTATAAGAACTTCCGTGCAGAGCCTGTCGTCCCTGGACCCGATAGCCTCTTCCGTGTTCACAGTGCTAACGGTAGTAAGAAGTAACGGTCATGTACATCTGGGAAGCAGCACGTACGTACAAAGGAGTTTGCTGGCGCGAAGAAGGCTATGATCGCAGTGGTATGTCCTGCTACGGACTCGTGATCGCATCTTGCCGTGACGCAGGCTTCGATCTCGATCCCAATAAGCAGTACAGCCGTAGGACGCCTCCGACATTGTTGGCAAAGGAACTACTGAAGACAGCTCAGATGGTCAAGTCCAAGAAGGCACTTGTATGGACACCTGATGACTTGCGTGTCAGCGATGTTCTGGTACATGAGCGTTTGGGTACTGTGCACTTAGGGATCGTGACTCCGGGGAATCAGCAAACCCCACTGCAAGTGGTTTATGCGCGCTATAAGAACTATGTGACCGAAGTACCGATCAATCAGACATACATGCATTTCCGTTGGGTATTCAGGTTCCCCGGACAAGAGGCAGCATAATGGATCCGTTTTCACTTCTGTTGATCATCGGCTTGAACCTCCTAATGAGGTTCTTAATGCCTGGTCCAAAGCCGCTCGACTCTGTTGCAATGACGCAGAGCGCTCTGGGTGTCGCGATCCCTTATGTCAAGGGAGATCTGCGCCTTGGAGGCAATCTGTTCTGGGGAAGCGATGTCAGGTTAGTGGAAGTGAAGGAAAAGGGAGGTACTGTCGATCATTACTTCCAGGATCTCTTCTTCGGTCTCTGCGAGGGTCCGATTCAGGGTGTGACTCGTATCTGGGCTGACGATATTGTCATCTACGATGCGCGTATCGGTGGCGATGCCATCAATACCTATCCCGACATCGGTCTGACGGTCTATCCCGGGACTGAAGATCAGCAGCCCGACCCCACGATGGAAAGCGTCATGGGTGTTGGCGGCGTTCCTGCGTATCGCGGCATCGGCTGCATCACGATGACAAACGTGCCTCTGCACAAGTTCTCGTGGCGCATCCCCGTTTTGAACTTCGAGACGGTTGCCGGTGGTTATGACAACACGGCAGTAGCAATTCAGCGCCATCCGTATAGGACTGGCTTCGTCATCTCGAACTATTACGACTTCCCTACCTTCATACACTTCTATTCCGTCTCGATCCGTATGAACATGCGTATCGACGAGTATTCCAACATGGCTTGGGTGACTAGCCCCGACACTGACACGGAAGGCGCCTCCTACAGCATCAAGGGTATCAACCTTACTACCGGTTCTGTCGTTGTGACTGCAGAGCTACCTAGTAGCTGGGTGGACACTACTATGAGTGTGCCCGGCGGGTATGGTGGTGAGGTTGCCGGTGGATATGCAGGTGTGGCTGCTGCCTGGACTGGTAATTGGGTCTATGCAGTGAACCTGTATGGTACCGATGGCGTGAACACCTATTCCACTTGTGACATCCTACGGTACAGCAAGAGCGACTTGAGCCTGGCAGAAACCTATACCGGCATCGAATACACCGAGAAGCCGTGGTATTCAGGATGCAACGCTGCTGGCACAATCTTTGTCATGACGGGTCGTAATCAGCACGGCAGCAGCGATAGTGGTACTGGCGGCAGCAACTATCCGTACATCCATGTGCTCAACATTGCAGGGGATAGCGTCCGCTATTGGGATCATAACGCTAGAACCGCGTTCGGTGTGCATCACTGCTCTGAGTGGCAGGATCCAAGCTTCGATGAATATGACGATCTGGGAGGTATTACTCCCATGGTCTTCGATAAGCATGACAACTTGTTCTTGCATATCGGTACCTTCATCTACAAGATGCAGGTGAACTCCGACGCGACATTGACACGTCTCGATCGGAAAGAGTTCCCCGTAGGCTCTGGCATCTTTGCACAGTTCGCTCTGGCTATCGGATACGATCCGCTGCAGGATAGGCTCATCGTTACCTATAACACAAATCCCGACGATGAGTCACAGGGGCGCACTATCATCTATATTGACCCCGTCACTTTCACTGACGTGAAGCATGTCGTTATCCCGCCGTACACGGACGATCCGTTTATCGTGGCTACCACCGAAAATGGGTGGTATGGACAGTGGACAACTCAGTCGCAGTACCTCTTCTTGTGGAACAATGGCGACGCAACATTAGCACCTGCACCCACCGATTGCTGGGCTTATATCGTTGACTTCCGACTGGGTACCTGGGAACGGTTTGACTATGGCATCACGCTAGGCCAACCGTACTTCATCTGGTCGGGTTCGATTACCTGGATCAATTCGTCGACGGGATTGTGCATCGGGACGTCGGATTATGCAGCCCCTGACGAAGGTGATGGTGGTACCGGTTTTGTGCGTCCGTACACGTATGAAGGGCAGGAACTTGTCACCTTCAGGCTTGCAGGTAACAATACGTTGCAGCAGGTCTGCGAAGACGTCTGCACACGTGTTGGCCTGACAACTGAAGACTTCGACTTCAGTGCGTTCGGTAGTGTCAACGTGAAGGGTGTCATCTGCTCCTCGCGTAAGACGATCCGTGAGTTCCTAGGCGAGCTGGTGCCTGCGTACTTCTTCGACGTCATTGAGCGTGACTGGAAGCTCACCGGCGTCCTGCGTAAAGGGCTCTCTAGCGTCGTGACGATCAACGAAGATGATGTCGTCGATGCAGATCAGGGCGGTGGCTTCTACGAGATGACATACCAGAATCCGCTGGAGCTGCCTCCGTGGGTGGACGTTACCTACTACGATGACGGACGTGATCTGACGCAGGGCTCGCAGCCTTCGCGGCTTCCTAACTCGTCCTATAACAGCTCTGCCAGTGGTACTACCGTCAATCTGCCAGTTGTGTTTACTGCCGACGAAGCGCGTACTGCAGGACAGATCGCATTGGATGCTACCTGGTCTGAGCGCGACCAGTACAACTTCGCGTTGAGCCAGAAGTATCTCAAGTACGAGCCTTCTGACGTTATCACCCTGCAGCGCAAGAACCAGTTGATCACGACGCGTATGCAGGAAGGCAATATCAATCCCACAACGATGCAGATGGACTGCAAGCACAGTTCATTCGATCCGGACGATTACAATCAGGCCACGATCACTGCAACGGATGGGTCTTGGTTCGAGTCGCAGAAGCCTGTCAAGTATGACGCACCGTATGTCGTCGTGATTGACACTGCTTTGATGCGTACGCAGGATGACCACGTTGGTCTTTACCTGAGCGCTGCACCTTCAGCTATCGGCGACCGTGTGGCCAACTGCGATGTCCTAGTGAGCGCTGACGGTGTGACTTATGCAGACACAGGCGTGGTGACTCAAGGAGTACCTGCTTACGGCTTCTATCGTGCAGGTAATCCCGCGCCTACGCTCACGCTGCCTTATACCGTCTTCGATGCGGATACTTCCATCGTGCTGGAAGGGCCAATCATCGGTACATGGGCTTCACACTCCAAAGACGAGCTCCTGGCAGATCCTTCCTTGAACCTCATCTGGCTTGGAGGTCAGCTCTGTCAGTATGCAAGCGCGTCTGCAGTTGCGCTTGACGGAAGTATCACGTTGACAGGCTTCCTCTGGGGCAGATTCGGTACTGAGAAGGAACTGGACTTCGCCAATAGCTTAGGTGACGTTATGCAGATGACTGAATCGGTCTGCGTGGACGTTACCTTCACTGCACCTGAGATCGGTGCGGAACGGTGGTACAACGTCAAAGACGTCGATCATGGCTTGGAAGGTCCTGCACCTGAACAAGTGGATAACGCTTGTCGTCGCTTGCTCTGCCCCGCTCCTATCTGGGCTGAATGGGATTATGCACGTGATGGCGGCGGTACTCTAACTGCACCGTTCATCTTCCGTTCGCGTACACAGGGTAAGGTGTTCCAGCGTCTAGCGCCTTTCGGTACGGAGATGCTGTCCTTCGAATGCGACGTGTATAACGGTGCGTCTGTCGTACGCACGATCAAGATCACGCCGAGCTCAGGTAACAGTTACATCGACGTCACGACGGATCCTTATATACCGCGGGTTATTTACAGTGGCACCGACCAAGTTGCTGACTTCGGCTCTCATCAGAGTCAAGTCACAATGATCGTTTACCAGATGAATAGTATCCATGGACGTGGATACGGACAGGAGACCACAGCATGAGTACGCCCACCGATCTCGGTATCCCGACAATGGATTCCAATCCCTCAGCACCTGAGGCAATCTTCTCTGCGGCGATGCAGACAATCAATGACCTGATCGCTTCAGTGCAGATTCCCTTCTGCTACAGCGGCAAGCCTGCCAACAACCAGCGTTTCACGTACAAAGCTGGTAAGAAGGTACTCTTCCCTGCAGGCTTGACGGGCAGTCAGTTCTCAATCGGCACGAATCCAACCGCGACGCTGGCTATCACGTTGGCAAAGAACGGCAGTACAATCGGCAACCTCTCTATCAGCACGTCAGGCGTCTTCACGGTTACGTTTGCGTCTGACGTAACGTTCCTCGTCGGCGACATCTTCACTGCTACCGCGCCTTCCAGCGCTGATGCGACTGGTGCAGACATCGCAATGACATTCATGGGTACTCTGAAGGGCTAAGTCACAAGGAATTTAGGATGAGTGACTCATTCTGGTCAAGCGTAGTTTTTCTATCGTCGTTTGACGGTACGAATGCTGCTACCTCAACGACGGATGACAGTAGTCTTGCACATACGATTACCTTCAACGGTAATGCGCAGTTAGACACTAGTCAGAAAAAGTTTGGTGCGTCGTCGCTCAAATTCGACGGCTCGGGTGACTTTCTGTCAATTGCCGCCGACAGCAATCTGTACAGTTTACCAGGGCAGTTCACGATCGAAGGTTTTGTCAGATTCTCTGGAGGCGTATCTAACCAAGCCTTTATTGGCGCGTGGGATAATGCGGGTAGTTCGGGCTCGAATAACTGGTTCTTTTACCTCACCAGCGGTAATTTACGCTTCCGCATAGAGCACGTCGCTAGCGACTCTGACTGCCAGGCTACATGGACGCCTTCTACGGGAACTTGGTATCATGTTTGTGCTGACAAAGATGCAAGCAATGTTGTACGCATCTATGTCGACGGTGTCATGCTGGCTAAAGCCACTATCGCAGTTGCGTCCAATACCAACAGCAAGGCGCTCACTCTCGGTCGTATTGGTACCAGCACTACCTTCTCGTCGTTCGACTTCAACGGCAATATGGATGAATGGCGCTTTACGAACGGCGTCGGGCGTTATGTAAGCGATGGCGGTTTCACTGTCCCGACGGCTGCATATCCTCGAGGAGACATCTCTCCGCCTGCTGGTTCCCTCGCATTAAGCGGGCAAGCTGCAACTATTTCTTTCCGGCAGAATTACGCCCCTGCAGCGAAGGTTCTTGCGCTGCAGGGGTACGCACCCGTGCTGGTTGCGGGTAGTCAGGGATTATCGCCGGGCGCGGGTAGTCTCGGGATTACCGGGTATGCAGGGTCAATGGTCTTCAGGCTTAATAAGATCCCGCCGAAGGCATCACTGAGCCTGACTGGACAGGTCCCATCCCTCAGTCTTAGCGCCCCCGGAGGAAGTGGTGGTTCCAATAGCGTTATTACCTGTGCAGCCATATTTTAGAGGAGGTGTGATATGATACCTGATGACGTCAAGAAGTGGTTGGAGAACGCCGACGCGGACGCGAAGAAGGAGAGCCTCAAGCTCCTCGGATTCGATGCTGTCGGTCCTGTGACCAATGCCATCCGTAAGTACTGGTGGGCCGGATATGCGGTCTGCTTCGTACTCGGCTGGACTCATCTGTTCATCTTCTGATCGGTGCACCCATGCCTGACACTCGCAACTATCCTGCAGACGACAAGTGGTATGTTCGTTCCGGTCGCTTCCTAAATGTGTTGGATCCGGAAGTGAACATGCTGAGCCCTACAAGGCTCCAGGCATGGGCTGCTACATTCTCCGCATTTGCTGGACTTGCTCATGACTTTCTCTCCACTGCATCTACAGCAGCGGGCGCAGTGACAAATTCCGTGACTTCTATCGCCGGTATCGTTTGGGCTCACTACGCGCATAAGAGTTACAACGAGGCCAAGAGGATCAACATCGAGAAGAAGGTAAACGACCAATGATTGCTTCATGGCTCGCGAACAAACTGGCAGCTCCCATCCTTCTTGGGTTGAGCGCCCTTCTGATTCTCCTGTGTGCGATGCTCTTCATCCGCATACATGGATTCCCTATCCTTTTTACGGGGTACGTTCAGGAGCTCAGGGAGGCGAATGCAAGTGCGCAGGCATACAAAGACCAATGGACCAATGCAGTCGATCAGTGCAATAAAGCGACAGCGGCGCTTAAACTGGCTGGCGATCAGGCGCAAGCTGAGGCGAATGCAAAAATCGCTGACGCACAGAAGGCTCTAGCCGATACGCAGGCTGCCCAAGCCAAAGCGGATGAAATCCTAAGAAAGGTACTCGACAATGCAAAGCCCGAAGATACTCGCCAGCTTGGTCCTACTGTGCTCTCCTACCTTAACGGGGTGCGTATGGGACGACCCGCCGGAAACCAAAATAGTGGAAGTCCCAGTCATTAAGGTCGTCAAGCCGGAAGTCCCTGCAGACCTCTGGAAGTGTCTTGACGGTCCGGATGCTACTGATATCACTACCGATGTTCAGTTGGCTCACTGGGCACAAGGTTGGCGTGAAGCCAGAAACGACTGTGCCAACAAGTTAGGGGCAGTGAAGGCCATCGTGGAGAAGTAATATGCAGCTTAAAGTCGACAGATTCCTCTCGAACCAGAAGAGCACTATCGGGCGTCTCTACATCGATGGCACGCAAGTGTGCTTCACTCTAGAGGACGCCTACCATGAAGTGAAGGTTCCTGGCGAGACTCGTATCCCTGCAGGAACGTACGGGGTACATCTGAAGCCGTTCGGTACCAGCCGGATGGACTTGAGGTACTCGCAGCTCTTCGGCCTGGAGTTCCACAAAGGCATGCTGGAGCTTCAGGATGTACCGAATTATTCCGGTGTGCTGATCCACGTTGGTAACTGGGCCAAAGACACCGAAGGATGCCTCCTGCTGGGTACGAGGTATTCAACCGACCTCGATGCTCAGGGATCGTACAGTGTGCAGAAGAGCACCGATGCGTATCGGTTGGTGTATCCTCAAGTGCGTGACGTTCTGCTGCGCGGGGAAGCGGTAACAATCGAAGTAGTGGACGGCGATCGTAATCAGGCGATGGTCTAACTCTGTAAGCCCGTGTTGCGTATAGGGCAGGGGATACATGTGTCATGGATAAGGACTTTAACCTTGGATGGTGGATCGCCGTTATTGGCGTGCCCCTTGTCGGTTCGATCTTCGCGACTATTGCGGTTGTGTACAACGCAGGAGCGCAAGGTCGAAAAGAATTACATGGGCGACTTGACAAGATATCAGCCGACTTCTACCAGTATAAGGAGCAAGCCGCCTTACTCTTTTCGACTGTCGCCCTCACTCGGGAGGTAAAGACAGACTTGAAGGAAACCATCAAAGCTGGGTTTGACACGCTTGCGGAACGACTCGACGGAGTCGAACAAGACCTACGCGACCTGGTAGGAAGGAATTCAGGTCGCCCGCATCAGCGATAGGCAAAAAGAAGCCTCCACTTTGATCGGTGGAGGCTTCTTACTAGACTATTTATGCGCTGTCGTGTGCGCTTACTGGCCTGCAGGCGCCGGAGGAGTGATCGGCGACAGATCGACGTCCAGAACAGCAGCTTCCGCATGCGCGACGGTAATGATGCGATTGACACGCAGCGTGTCGACACCAGGTACCGGATCGCCTTCGGCCGTCCAGGTGATGGTCACATCGATCGGAAGAACCAATCCATCCGGAAGAGGGGAAGCCAAAGTGATCTGGCCCTTCATCGGATCGTCGGTATTCGGTGTGACGATGAGCACATCGGGATTGGAATTGTCGATGCGGATATCCGTCACAGGCTCGTCGGCGCCCGCTTTGTCGACGGCTTTCAAGGCGTAGTTGAACCCGCTTTCGTCGGTATGTAGTGTCTTGTCGGACATGAGGTCGTTTCCATCCTTGCTGAACAGGAAGACAAAGAGATGTGACCTACCACGTTCAGCAAGGGCAAGCTGGTAGGCATCCCATAACCTGTGGATAGTTTCCCGCAGGTGTTTGATTTGGCGCTTCATACGCCATTCTTCGACATAGTCACGCATCATAGCGTGAACGATCTCTTCGAACTGGTGTCGGCTGATATGCATGTAATCCTCCATGCAGATAGACTGGTATGGTAACGGTGTACTGACGCTCCGCTTCTCAGAACGGATTGTTCTCCCAGAGCTGCAGTGTACGCGGGAAGTGCGCATAGAGGAGCGTACGCATCGCATTACCGTAGACGCGCATCTCTTCCATTGCCTTCTCGTCACGGGTATCCGAGCGCAGGGTAGTGAAGCGCAACCAATTTAAGAGGTTGGAATTCGCCCGCATGGCAGAGTAACGACCCACCGGCACGATGAGTCGCGCGAGTTCCTTTGGCACACCGATCTGCAACCCAGCTTGGTAAATGCGCTCACATATGTCATATGCCTCAGCGAGTTCCTGTAGCCACGCAAATGCTGCGTCGCTAGTCAATTCAACGTCAGAGGCTTTACCTGCCTGCTTGTTAGTTGTGCTGTGCCGCATAAGACGATCGACTGTCGGCAGATAGTTCTCGTTGGGCAACGGAACATAGCGACCCGACATCTCGTTGTAGGATTGCGTCCGGTGACGATGCCATTCACGGAAGATGAAGATCGGAGCCTTCACTTCCACGATCATGCCTGCCATCTCGAATGGCGTTGTGTGCTTGTTGTTCCAGAGGTGGGCGAGGAGTTTCTCCTCTTTGTCCCATCCACGAAAGCCACCGCCGAACGACATCCGTGCAGCTTCGATGATCCGCTCGTCAGAGCCATAAGGCTCGATAAGCTTCACATATCCACAGTCAAGGCATTCAATGGTATCAGTCACTGTTCACCTCACGGTAGTACTCGACGCGGTTCAAGATCTTGCGCAGGCGGTCTTCAACGGGCTCGTTCCGCAGTGTGACGTAACCCTGTGCGTACGCACCAGCGCGATGATTCAACTGCCGATGGATGTAGGAGTCCATCAGATGCCTGGATGGTAAATGTTGCGTACGCATCCCATCGTCGGTATTATCGCCCCAGTCGTAGATAGGTGCAAAGAAGATAACGTCGAAGGTATTGAGTCCTTCCATCATGCGAACGTACATCTTCATGTAGTGATCGTTCGTGACCAACTCGCGGCATTGCCAGATCGCATAGAACAGATTGTCCAGATGCGTGCGGTCAAAGATACCTTCATCGGTCTCGAACACTTGCTGGTCGATAGCGGCGAAGATGTCCATCTGCAAGGCAAACCGTTGCTGTGCCGTCATCGCGTTCTGCGCATCTTCGGTTGTCGCACCGTGACGCACGAAACATTGACGTGAGGGGCTCTGCATATATGGGAGGTTCACCAACGGCGATAATGCCTTTGCTAGGGTAGTCTTCCCAGTACCACCCGCTCCTGTAAACGCGATCTTCATGGTATGCGTATCCTTGGTCTAGAGTAAATGACTTTACTGCCTTGCCTCACTTGGTACTCTTGCGGGTCACAATCGACAGTTGCCATAGATAGGTCACAACCTTCAATGATCCGCTTAGCCTGTGCGACGCTATCGACTTCCACGACGAAGATGCCGTTCTCGTACAGCTTGAGCTTTGGCTTTACTACACCGCTTTTACGCCTCACGGAGGGTTCTCCGCTACTAACTTATCCCAGCAATCGCCGTGGAAGATGGTATCGCCGACAAGTGCAAGAGTATTGTCATGCAACATGCCTCCACCACCTTTAATCCATCGGCTCACTACCTCTTTATTGCATAGGAGGCAAATGGAACGCTCTTCTTCTATCTCTCCCTGTATCAATACCCCCGCTCCCTCAGTAAGATGGCTGCGTACCGCTGATCCACGTCAAACGCTAGACTATCAGGTACTCCCGGAGTTGTGTTTTCCCATGTCAAATCGGGATTGCTTCCAAAGTTTACTACTTGATGTAGGTCGCAGCTACGACACTGGGAAAACGGTATCAGGTTGATTCTTGGCTCGAACATGCACGTTTACCCGCACTTGTTGTAGCCGCAGGATGTGCACTTTTTGCATCCCTCTGAGAAGGTCAGCGGCGCGAGACAGTCGGGGCACGTACCCGCATAGTTTTCGACCTTGCGATCCACTGACTTGATAATATGCGTGTCCTGAGTCACCCTACCTGTAGGTGAAAGCATTGGCGACCAGTATGGTGTGACAGGCTTATGGCGTTCCTTCTTGAAGTCTTGTTCCAGAACATCCCCGAGGTATTGAACGAAGGAAGTATAGTACTTCTGACCAATAAAGCATCCTTCCGATGCCCCCTGGATGTTCTTCAGGAGGTCCACCACTTCTTGTGGGTTGTCACCACGCCGCAGGGAACGCGATATCATCAGGCAGGTTGTCACTAGCCATTCGATGTTGCGCAGATCCATCGAGGCAATGAATACCTCATATGGGGCGTTGTCCTTGTAATTGACGGTGAGATAGACGTTGTCCTTGAAGTGAGGCCACTTCATCTTGATGGTGGACCCCGCTAACTGCTCAGGTCGCTTGCCTGCATGACTGACGCCTACTCGAACGTCGGATCCTTGCTGATCCGTGTCCAGGATGAGAAACTCTGCGCTATGTACCGATGTGTCGCTAGCCCCACTGCCACCCACAGAAGATGCCTCTGCAGAAGGTTGGTCAGCGTTTTGGATAACGCTTCCACGAATATCGGATTCGACATAAGTGGTACATCCCTTGCATCCGAGGTTGTATGCCTTAAGGTAGACCTCGACAAACTCCTCGTATGGCATTCCTTGAGGACAGTTGACAGTCTTGGTGACAGATGCATCGATCCATTGTTGTACGGCTGCCTGGGTATGGAGATGCTCGTCAACAGTGACGTCATGAGCGGTGACTGCATAGGAGAACCCTTCCAGTTCGTTGCTGGGTCCGCCAACGCAATGCTGCCAGAAGCGGGTGATAAAGGACTCACAGACTTCCTCCTTGTGCTCGCCAACTCCCGTCCATACCTTGCGCTTCATCCTCCAGGCAAAGTTCGGTTCGATCCCTGATGACACATTCCCGAAGACGATCGATGTCGTGCCAGTGGGTGCAACTGTCAGCAAAAGGGAGTTACGCATATGATCCCAAGGGAAGACGAACTTCTTCATCTTGGTCGCGAAGCCGCGTTCGGCGTAGCGCTTCTCATATAGAGGGAAGCTACCGCGGATTCGACCCAGCTCCGCTGACTTATTGTATGCAGTGCAGGCGATCTCCCGCATCACGTCTTTCACGAGGGCATTCGCTTCCAGTGAACCGTACTTCAGTTCCAACTGGATCAGCATGTCTGCAAGTCCGGTGATACCGAGACCAATGCGACGCTTGTTAATTTGCTCTGTGCGCTGTTCGGGTAGGGGAAATTCGCTCACGTCAATAACACGATCCAGGAAGTCAACTGCTAGCTCGACAGCGTGCCTCAACGCAGGATAGTTCACTGCGGGTCGCTTATCCTTTGCCAACCCGAAGGGGTTATTGACGAGACGCGCCAGATTGATATGGCCTAGGTTGCATGCACCATACGGAGGCAGAGGTTGTTCACCACAAGGATTGGTGCAACGAATGTCTTCCACGTACCAGAGGTTGTTATTCCGGTTGATCGCGTCAATGAAGATGACACCCGGCTCGGAGTACTTATACGTGCTCCGCGTGATCAACTCCCAGAGCTCGCGTGCAGGTATCTGATCATAGACGTACACAGCACCCGTGCAATCACGGATGTCTGTCTTCTCGTGAAGAGGACTTCGCGGCTTATCGTGCCAAAGCGTCCACATAGCGCCGTCAGCCACCGCCTTCATGAACTTGTCGGAGACAAGAACTGACACGTTGAAGTTAGTCAGTTCACCTTGCGTCTGTTTTGCCTTGACAAAATCCAGGATGTCGGGATGATGATCGCTGAGAGTACCCATCATTGCACCGCGGCGATGACCGCTCTGCATAATGTGATTGGCGCCTTCATGCCACATACGCATCCACTCGATGACGCCTGGCGATTCCAGGTTCTGTTGGCCGACTTTTGCACCTTTCGGACGGATGGGTGTGAAGTCGATCCCGATGCCACCAAAGCGACCAAGTGTCGTCATCGACTCTGAGTACGCACGCATGATACCTTCGATCGAGTCTTCGATCTTGCAGGACACATAGCAGTTCTGCAATGTGCTTTTCGTATCCAGGCCTGCGCTTGCAAGGATGCGTCCTGCAGGAATGAAGACACCCGATGTAATCGCGTTAAATACAGCTGCACGTTCACTAAGGCTTGAATGCTTCATGACACCGGTGACAGCACGCACGATAGTGTTGTGGATGTCCGCGTCTACAGGCATTTTGTAACGCTGTTCGTAGACGCTCTTGACAAAAGGGTCGTTGAACAGGTCAAAGCTCTGGTGTAACGGATCCAGCATCTCGCTGATGAGTTGCTTCTTTGACATGTTACTGCGCCTCTGCCTTCTTGAGTGGCAGCGGGGGTGCCACGTGTTTGGGTTTCTTGCTCTTCTGCGGGTTGATAATGTCCGCTTGGAGTGCATCGAGATGCTTGTGCAATAGACGCTTTGGGCCTATCCGTGAAAGGCTCACTGCCACTCTTCTCAGCCCGTCTTGTGTCTTTACGCCCTTATCAACTCGACCATTCCACTGGCTGCTAATGAGCCAGTACGCTTCCGTTTCTTGTTGTAGAGTCGTTTTGGTCTGTTTCATGTGATCTCCAGCCGATTATTGATTATACTGCACTTTTGTGAAGAAATCAATAGGCAATTCTTTTTTCTTTTTCAGGCTTCCCCAGTGTGTTCCAATTTTCCATTCCGCTTCGAAGGGAACTTTCGTTAAACCCCTTCTTATTGGAACTTCCTTGAAATGCTTGTGGCACAATGCGATGGTGTCCATGACAAGATCTTCCCTCTGCGGGATCTCTTTGATGATGTCGTCATGCACGAGATTGACGATCTTCACACCCCACTTCTTTAAGGTGGGGGTAATGATATTCGCCGTCTCAAGGGTGATATCACTTGCCATCGACTGCTCTGGGAAGTTTGCAGCCTGATTGCCTACATCATGTATTCTCTCCTGTCCTACTATCCCGAAACGCCTTTTACGTCCCCAAGGTGTCTGCAGTATCTTTCCGCTAAGCGGAGCAACGCGACACGCCTGGATGAATTTCTTTGCATCAGGAAACTGTCCAAACCACGAATCGATGTACGCTTGTGCCTCCTTCACAGTGATCTGGTATTCCAGTGCAATGGAGAATGCATCTCGACCGTACACTATTCCGAAGGTGACTGCTTTGGCGAGCTGGTATTGATCTTCCGTATAACTAGCGCCGTAGAATCGCTTAGCGACAATTGGGTGGATACTGATGCCCGAGTTAAAGATCTCGCACAGTACTTTATCACCTGAGAGGCAAGCCAGCACACGGAGTTCTGCCTGCGAGAGGTCGTTAGATAGTAGCCACTTCCCGTCGGCTGCTCGGAATTGATCTTTGATTCGATTGTCACGCACAATGTTCTGAAGGTTAGGATTACGGCTTGCAAGTCGTCCAGTAGTTGTACCGTGGAGGAGATAATTCGTGTGGATTCTTCCGTCTGGTTCGATTGCATTGCGCATCCCTTCGACATATTGGCCATAGAGCTTGATCGTCTCGCGACAGTCCTGCAACATCTTGACTTCAGGCACCTCGGGGAACGCTTGCAGCGTCTTTGCATCCGTTGCCAAAACTTTACCGTTGCCGGCGATATCCAATCCGCCCTTGTAAAAGAACTTCTGCACCTGCTGCCAGGAATTAGGGTTGCAACGGAAGCCGACAACTTCTTCCGAACGATCCTGGAACACCTTCAAGTACTTCTCGATGTCCTGCTTGATGCTCACGTCATTGCGTGCCATCACTTCTTGGTCAGCGCAAACGCCGTTAGACTCTATCCATGCCAGCGTTTCAGAAGACGGTATAAGATGCTCAGTGTACAAACGCTCAAGCTTAGCGTCAGAAGCCACCATCGATCGGAGGATAGGGAATATCTGGAAAGTAACGCCCAGATCCTTTGCCTGATAGAGGTATAAAACTTCCGGAGGGACGTTGGCATAACTAGCGCCCTTCTTTGGGAGGTATTGTTCGATAACCCCTTTCCAATGGGGTGCGCCGATCAGATCGTTTGCAAGTACTTCGAGACCATGAATTCCTCCAGTCTCGTCGACTGTGTAGGAAAGAAGCATAGTATCTTCATGGACATGAGCAAATTGATATCCCCACCTTTGACCGCGCGTCGCCACTCTATGGCGGATAAACGGCTCCAGGGTGCGATATCCTCCATCAACATGCTCTTTGTCAAAAGCACCCCGCAACATTCCGACGTCAAACTTTCCATTGTGCCAAACGTATCTGGCGGAGACAACGGAAGGGTTGTACATAGGCCCGACAAGATGTGACAGATGAGGGGGTACAATGTAGGCTTTGGTGGGCTCAAAGCAGAATCCATGGCTAAGGATATGATCCTGCCGTGGGCTGAATCCTGTAGTTTCAAGATCGGCCGCAATGTACTGGACATCGGGGCTTGATGCCATATCGATGAGGTCTCGGATGTCACCCTCAGTCTCCATCTCTATGCAGGTGGTGTCCTTGTAACGATAGGGCGAATCACCATTAACCAGATCACGCGCAAGCTCAATGTCACGCTTAAACAGGCGAGTACTACCAAACCCCCGAAGAAGAGCAGCAGGATGCAGACAAGCGACAATACCATTTTCAGCCAGAGGGGAGGGGATGATGTGTCCGCGGACGTTCGATATCTTTGAGTCATAGTCCCCCGTGAGCGACCATACAGCCGCGTTCCCTAGTGCTAAAATCACCTTCCTTGGATGTGCTTTGATAGTTTCAATAAGTCGGTTGTGACAGCATTGAGCAGCCTGCGCCACGGTTTGTTGGTTCTTGTCCTTACCACGTGGTAGACAGATGAAAGCGTTCGTGTAGTAAGGTTCGATGCCGCTCTTGAGCACCTGCTGCATGATACGCCCCGATTCACCAACGAAGGGGAGTCCCTGGCCGATTTCATTGTTACCGGGAGACTCTCCGACGATGACGAAGGGGCTATCGATAGGACCCTTATCGCATACTGTCCGAGTACGATTCGGGCATCCTTCACACAGACGGGGGCGTAAACTGTTAGGGATGAACTGCGCCGGCTTTAAACGTTCTGCCCCAGCCACTTCATTACCTGCTTGACGTTGTTGGCCATCAGATCAGTGCATTCCATCCCTTCCTTCCACCAGTCATTGCGCTTTGGGAAGGTAGAAGTCCAGGAAATAGGTGTAGAGAGCCTCAAAGGCATCGACGAATCGATCCCCTCGACGCCAGGCAACAGGGTGGAAGTAACATCGTCTAAGATATTCCTTGACCAACCCAGCATGTGAAACCGGCAGTTCGGGAAGATAGACTGTAAAGCGACTGTGATCTGCTGGCGTGAGCCCAACACGGAGACGAAGTTCTTCGCCACTCCGATCCATTTGATTTCCTTAACCCCCTGAAAGGCTTCCGCGCTACGGATGATCTCGTCCCAGGTTTTCCCCTGCGGTACATACATCAGATTGTCAATGTCGCGACGACGGAACTTGATGATTGCATCTGCTGCCGCAGCAACCGTCTTAGGTCCATCAAGAAGCTCATCCGGAAGGATTGCAACCACTTCACGGTTCGCTTTACCTCCGGCGTTCTTCAACGTGATGACTGCGCGTGCGATGTCTTCCGGTGGTAGAGGCTTCCCCAGCTCGATGACGGAGTTGTCGACGAACCAGGTACCCCACATGACGTCGCTCACGAGAGACTGGAATTCTTCCGGCTTCTCCAGGATGTTGTGCGACAGGACGAGATTGTAGAAGGAACTCACCCCTCTACCGTGTAACCCTCTCAGGACGCTAACGGGCCCCACTGGCGCGAAGCATCTCGTCGGATTGGTTTGCGCATGATTGGCAAATCGTACTACCACGTTAGCCCCCGAACTTGGCGATGGAAAGGAATTCGTTGCGTGCCGCATGGTTGTCGAAGAACACGCCTTTGGTCGTACTGGTACGCGTAAAGACACGCGGCTTGTTCACACCACGGCACGCCATGCAACCGTGTTCGGCTTCGATAACCAACATCACGCCTTTAGGCTCCAGGTAGTTATTGAAGTCGTTGACGATGCGATCGGCGATGTGCTCTTGCAGGCTGGGCTTGAAGGTACCGACAGCATCCACGAGTCGAGCCATCTTGCTCAAACCCACCACTTTGCCATCGGGGATATACCCTAGAGCAGCCTTACCGAAAGCCGGTAGCAAGTGGTGTTCGCAGACCATCCGGAAAGGGATGTTGTCTTGGATTACCATCGAGCTGTCAGGGCTCATAAAAGGTTCACCCAATACATCCGCTACCGTATAAGGCCGATGGAACTCCGCCAGATACTTCAGGAAGCGCATCGGTGTGTTCTCGACCGATGGGTTCGTCATATCCCAGCCGAAAGCCAGCAGGATCTCTTCGATATTGTCGGCGTAGGGCTTCATCGTGTCAGGCACCCTCGGATCGATATGGCTTTCTGCAGCCTCCTCGATCTCCTCGTCAGATGCACCGAAGTTGAACAGTCTCATGTTATTATTACCTTTTTGTGTGGATGTTAACGTCCCTGCTCGTTGCCCCAGAGGAGAACGTGCAATTGCGGAAGGAAGATCGCGTCGCGGAGTTCAGGCTCGTTCTGGATGTCTTCCCAGAGTACCTTCATCCGCTTCAGGAGGTCGACTTCGAAGTCCTTCAGGTATTCCCTCGTGCCGTCGGAAGTGGCAGGAGGTGGTAGAGGATTCCCGAGCGACAGATAGTTCGTGTAGCAGTTGTCGGTGATGCGGACGACTTCCTTCGCGAACTCGATGTCACGCTGATCGAATATGACCATCTTCAGGGTTACATGCGACATGTGACAGACTGCATCGGTCTTGTTCAAGAAGGTGAGGAATACTTCGGGATTGAATTCCTCTCCCATCCCTGGACCCTTGGGGCTAACAGTCACCCACTTGACATGCTTTAGCCACGTCTGGAAGAGCGTTCCCTGCGTCTCGACGGCGATCTCCCATCCATCAGCAACGAGCAGTTCGCAGAGTTCCGTCAGATCCCACATAAGAGGGTTACCACCGGAGAAGGTCACCACCTTACAATGCTTGGCTTTTGACGAGAGCTCGCGGTAGATATCCATCGCGTCCATCTTGCGCGCGGAGCTTTTGATGAGCTGCGGCAATACAGCATGCAGACTGTCGCACATCGTGCAGCGGTAATCGCAACCTGCGAAGCGGATGAACATCGTCTGTCGACCCACCATCTGGCCTTCGCCTTGGATGGTTGGCCCAAAGATTTCTGACACGAGGCACTTCTTGCTTGCCTTGACTAGTCCAGACTCGCCCTCCTGGCGCCCGCCCACGGAAGCTTGAAGAAGTTGATCTCCGTCCGGAATAACGTGCGCTCTCTCAGTCATTGGTATTCACCACCAGTTTGGGGTTGTAAACAATTGCCGAGTTCGTGGGATGTTCCCACAGCTGAACTTTGTAGAGGCTCACTTGCGTGAGACCTTTACGCGCAAGCCAGTTCTCCACCCAGTTGTAGATATGCCGGGCGAACTCCTCCATCCCGACGTGAGGCAAGACAACAAGCTGGATGAGCTTCCCAGCTTTCTTGTCCAAGTTCATGTTGATGAAGAGATCCAATGCAGGATCGTCTTCGGCGATGAGCGTCTTATGATCGAAGGTAAGCTTCAGCCATTCCTTGATCTCTTTGCACTCACCGAAGTTCACCACCCAATGGCGATGGTCGAGATTGTGGGAGCGGAATTCGATCTGGACTTGCAGAGCATACCCGTGGAGGTATTGGCAATGCGATTCCTTTGCCCGCCACTGACGGAAGCAGCATGACAGCCCTTCAGCGTGAGTGTATGTCTTCGTGCAGGCGAACTGAAGGGCTTCTCTGCTCATTGCTTGTACTCCGTGGGATCGACGACACCTGAGAGTTTGAAGGCTTCTTTGCGGCTGAGACATGTGGGGCAGGTTCCACAGTGTAGGTTCTCGCCTTTATAGCAAGACCACGTATCCGCGAATGGCACTCCGAGTCTCGCCCCAGCAGTAACGATTCCAGCCTTATCCGAGAACACGAAGGGGGTAACAAGTCGGACGGTAAAATAGGTGCCCACATAAAGGGCGTTTGCCATAGCACCGAGGAACTCCATGGTGCAGTCGGGATAAGCCCAGTTGAGTCCGTCATCACGATGTTGTCCTGCATATACCGCACAGAGATCACGCGCATGATTGACGGCACGCTCTTTGATAAAGTCGGGAGGTACCGTTGAGATGCTCTTAGCGTCCGCGACTGCTTTGTCGATCTCCGCTGTCACGTATTTCTGCGCTAAGGCAGCCATGACAGATAGCATAGTACCATTGCGGAAAGGCACATAAGTAGGACTGACACCCTTAATGTCAGCGTAGGAGATATCGGGTACTGCAACAGACGCGTCAGTAAGCATAACACCATCACCGTCCAGGAGGCCACGAAGACCAACAATACGATGAGCGATACCCAGTGACTGGCAAGTTTTGCGAGCATATTCCATCTCCTTGCTGTGGCGTTGACCGTAGTCGAAAGAGATAGCCTCGACGAAGCCGCTGAAGTCTTCGCATGCTTGGTAAAGGGTGACTGTACTATCAAGTCCACCGCTTAGGCAGACGAAGGCTTTGCGTTGCATGGGCTATGCTCCGTTGATTCGAAGCCGAGTTCTTCAAGCTTCTCAGGGCTCAAACGTTCGAGCGACACTCCCTCGGCGGTATAAAGCGGTCGCTCTTCTAAAGGCTTGGCTAGATTGGGGGAGTCAGTGGCATTACCGAACTTATAAAACCGCTTCAATTCCGCTCCAGTGACTTCAAACCTACCACCGATCCGGATGGCAAGCAAGTAGCCCCTGTCAACGTAACGCTTGACGGTTGGATATGCACAGTCAAGAATGAGTGCAACGCGTCCCAACGACAGTCGCGCATCGTCTGCGATCTCTGCCAATAAGCGGGTTGTACGATCACTCTCGTCCACTGACTCCTCCTCTCATGCCGCGGTGGGTATTACGCCATGAAGGCGTTCGCGGCCTTCGGCTCGACCCAACGCGCGACACGCGTCTGATCTTCGCCTTCGTACTTCTCGATCTTGGTCTTGACGCGGCAGATCTTACCGAGCAGCGTGCCTTCATCGGCGACCTGCTTCGGTTTGAAGGCGGCGCCCATCTCGAGCAGCTCGGGAGCGAAAGTCTTGATGGCCATCTTCGCCATCGACAACGCAGCAGGGCTGAAGGAGATGACGGTGAACAGCTTGCGGCCGGCATAATCGCCTTCGGTGATCTCCAGCTGGATCGACCACATGGGCTGATCCTTGGATGCCGAGCGCTTGTATTCCAGAGCAGAGATCACGCAGTCGTATTCGCCTTTCGGCACGACCGAGCGAACCTGATCCGGAACGCTGCCCATATCGAGCGAGAAATTGTCGTCATCGCCATCGGCGATCACGCCATTGTCTTCGTCACCAATCATTTTTTGTTCCTTTGTCAGTTTGCAAGTTACAGCAAGTTAGGAAGCGGAATTTTCCGTGTCCTCTTTGGGGGCATGCTGCGTATCCAACCCAAATGCTTTGAAAAGGTCTGCCAGAGTGGCATCGTCGATGTACGGTACCTTCAGCGCCGCACGATTCTTGGCAGCGTGTGTACCGAGAGGCTTCAACCAAAGACGATGGATGTCTTCACCCTTGTCGTTCGTCATCCGCTGGATATGACCAACGGCGTCCGAGTACCCTTGGATGCGCTTCGCCAGCTGGCCTTCCAGCATCGGCGAGTAAATGCGCTTCTTGGTCTCGTCTTGAATCATGTTCTCCTGGCACAACATGATCACATGCATGGGAATATCGCGGAAGACGCGGAGGAATATCTCCATGCGGTTGAGCATCTTGTTGTAGTGAGACCATTCGCGATCGGGAACGTCTGCATCCAAGCCAAGCGAGGTGGTAATACCCAGCAGCTGATACATCGCGAATGCCTGTACTTCAGTTACCGTGTCAACGATGACAGTACGGAAAATGCGGGGAGTAGTTTCCCGATCGTTCGCTTCCCTGAAGCCGATTGCGATTTCCAGGTCGATGAGCTTCTCGCGGTTCCCTTCGTCGCGGAACTTGCAGTGAGCTTGGATCCACTGCTTGATATGCTCCGCCTGAGTAATGTTGTCGACGTTCGCCAGCACCATCCTGTCCTTGTTCTTGATGCGTGGCGTAGCCTCGATTGTCATTTCGCCCTTTTCGACGTTGAACATAATGACATCGCACATCGCGGGGACATCCACGCTGGTGCCAGCAAGCTCTGTCTTACCGGAACCGTTGGCTCCATAGAACATCGCCTTGAACCAGCGATCCCGCTTATGAAATGTCTGCAACCGGAACTTCGGTGGCGCTACAACTGAGGCTCCACGAGTTGCTGGGGAAGTTGTTGCTGCCGTAGCTGGCTTAGCGAGGGGAGCGGTGCTGACTCCAGTACCAGCAACTTTTCCGGCTTGTTGATTTGGAGGAGTTGGCGCCATGAGAAATCCTTTTCCTTTTGTCGAGATTCATAGTCTTCATCAATGATCTTTGCCCAATCTTCCCCTTCATCGATGGCGATGCAAGGTTCGCGGAAGTCACACGGGAACATCGTGCACTCGCGGGTAGGATTCGGGTATAGGGCGATTTCGGGGTTGAGCATCTCTTCCACTTCCATGAGGATCTTCAAACCCTCAGCTTGGAGACTGTGCTCATTACGCTGAATGAAATCCCGGCAGATGAAGCCGTCGGATTCAGATGTCTCTGTAGCAGCCAACCAATTCAGATGGTCGATCGTTGCATTGGGAGCAGCATCGACGGTACCGTAGAGACGCTCCATTGCATCCCTGTACATCCGATGAGTCGTCGTCATCTTGGACTTATCGGTGGAGAGCCTTCCAGTCGTCTTTAGGACTGCAGGCTCATCTGGGACGGCTTTCTTGAACTGGTAGTAGTAGACCCCATCGAAGGTCTGTCCCGGATAGATGCAATTGGCTGCCCAGGAATATGCACCGATTTGTGGGTCAGTCAAGTAGTGGGACTTGTAAATGGCTTTGGCGGTTTTGTACTCGCCGATGCACAATAAGCCATACGGGTTCAGGATGACTCGATCCAACGTGCCGTTGTAATAGACGATGTCAGCGCCTACTCTGTCGAGAGTCTCTTGATCGATAGGTAGGGGAATCTTGAAGTTAACCTCTGTCTGAGGTACTCCATCGATGTACAAGGTATCAAGGATGTCCCGACCGTGAAGCCACATCTCGTAGTATCGTGCCATTCCAGCACCAAGATCCCGCATATCTCTCCAGTCGACAGGCATATAACTGGAGCCGTAGATCTCGTAGGTAGCTTTGCAGTAGTCCATCCAAGCATCGACAGGCGATCCATACTCGCGGAGGCCATGGAAATCTTCCATGACGAAATGCCATCCGGTGCCGAACCATAATGGGGTCCGCTTCTCTTTAGCAGTCAGGAATTGGCGGAGAGGTGAGGTCCAGTTCCACACACGCCGACAGCGCTTGAACGCTATACGGTCAGATGTATGGATATTGAGTTCCCTCATTGCCCCCTCGTATCGATGTGCCCAGACAGCTAACCGGAACTATGTGTGTTCGCGGCTTACCTACACATTATACTAAAACTCTCAGGGGCTTTCAACAGGAATCTTTTGGTAATTTATGGTTGTTCTTGTTCGCTTTCGCGGCCAAACACTTTGTTAAGAGCGTGCATATCGTTTACGTCGATACGCGTGTTCAGCGTCTTTCGGTTAACGATGTCCAGCATCTTTTCATCATACGTTCCAAGATTCTGGGTATAGTAAGCGTTGACGTATTTGCGGCTTGTAGTCTTACGACGTAGACGCCCTTCCCCTTGTTCGTTATCTGTGGGGTCGAAGCTGTACCCAAGGAAATACGCTGGGTTACCTGTTTCGAGTTCAAAGGACTGCGCAAACATGAGCGACACAATTGCAATACTGTCCGGATTACCCCGGAAGTAGTTCTCGGCGTTGATGAGGTCATTAGAGTCCATCCCTCTCTGGAATATGATCTGCTTCCCATACCCTTTGGCTTTAAACGCCTCGCTGATGTAAGGTATCGCGTCAGTGAACGGTGTGAAGATAACCGAGTGGCGGCGATCCTCTTCTTCGTCCATATGATCCAAGATACCCTCGATCCCCCCACCGTATGACTTGCAGTTAGGATCGATGATCTTCGGGCAGATAAGCAACTGGCGTAAGCGTGTCAGCTGAACTAGAGTATTGGAAGCGGCGACTAGTCCACCTTGTTCCAAAAATAAGTACATGTCGTCAGCCATGCCCCTGTACATCTTAGCCTGTACAGGAGTCATCTCGACAGGGAACGGCTGACGGATGA